GGAATGGCTGGAAGAAAATGGTGTTACAGAAGAAAAGGAGTACGAAGTTTTGGGTGCTGAGTTTAACGAAGATATTCACAACAAGATGAAGGAAGTGACAACCCTTGACTCTAAAGGCTATCGCGGAATCAAGAAGGAGACGACTAGCTTCTTTGGTGTACGTCATGAAATCAACACATCAAGTGGTGATGTTGCTGTCCAGTACTACCCTTGCACAATGGAAGACGAAAACGATGCGGGGTTTATGCTCACAGGCTACAAGCGTCGTCAGCACCCAAAAGACTTTAAAGGAGCACTTGGTGAGACTGGGCGTGAGTGTCAATTGTTTGGGCAATTCAGATTCCTGCGTCAACGCGGTAAGTACTGCCTGATTGTTGGTGGCGAAGTTGATCAGCTCTCTGCGTACCAGATGTTGGCCGATCAGAACGCACGAAGTAACGCACAGAAGGGTACAGCATACGACCCAACTCCAGTTGTATCCCCAACTATCGGTGAGACTGGATGTGAAAAGCAGATCGTGATGCAGTACGAGTGGTTTAACCGCTTCGAACGAATCATCGTCTGTATGGACAACGACGAAGCCGGTCGTAAAGCCACTGAGCTAGTTTGTAAAGCTCTGCCGAAGGGTAAGGCATACGTCATGGAAATGTCCATGAAAGACCCAAACAGCTACATCTGGGACAAAGACAAGGGAGTTCCTGTAAACAAGGAGTTCAACTTCGTTCAAGAGTTCTACAAGGCAGTGCCATACACGCCGAGTGGTATTGTTGGTTCGGGTAGCTTGATGGGGCTGATGAAGGCAGCAGCGGTTATCCCTAAGATTCCTTTGCCACGGTACATGCACCGAGTGCAAGACATGATGGGCGGTGGTATCCCTCTGAAGGTTATCGTCAACCTGGGTTCTGCATCTGGTACTGGTAAGTCTACGCACGTGGATGAATGTGTCTACCACTGGATTTTCAACAGTCCCCATAAGCCGGGTGTCCTGTCTCTTGAAAGCGACTGTGCACAATACGGTAACAAGATGCTCTCTCGCCACATCGGCAAGAAGATCGACTTGATGACGGACCAACAGAAGATCGCATTCTTCAACTCTCAAGAGGCCGAGGACGCTGCACAAGATTTGTTCTTCAAAGAGGATGGCAGTCACCGCTGGCACTTGATTGAGGAGCGTGACGGCTCTCTGGATGACATCAAAGAGAAGATCATGAACCTGATCATTGCATGTGAGTGCAAAGTGATCATCATTGACCCTCTCCAAGACATCATGGACGGTATGAGCAACGAAGAGCAGGCTGTCTTCATGAAGTGGCTGAAAGGCATGGTGAAGAGCCACGACGTTAGCTTCATTCTGATCAACCACGTTCGTAAGAGCGCTGGTGGCAGCAAGGCAAACTCTGCTGGTGCTGACCTGTTCGAAGAAGACTTCCAAGGGTCGTCTGCAATCTTTAAATCGGCTGCATGTAACTTGTTGTTCACACGTAACAAAGAGTCTCCTAACGAGGTGGAGCGTAACATCACCAAGATGAAGATGACCAAGTGTCGTTGGACTGGTAATACAAGCCCGAACGCAGGTATGTACTACTACGATAACGCTACTCACACGGTTCATGATCTTGATGACTTCCTTGACAGGAACCCAGCTATGAAGGCTGAGTATGAGGCGCGTGACCGAGAGGAGTAATGTTCTAGGTGATTGACAAAGGGAGTGTGCTTCGGTACACTCCCTTTCGTCATTTAAGGAGAGAAAGAAATGAAAAACGAAGAACTGCTTCTCGCTGAACAGAGAGTCCGTTATCTTTCAGAAGCTCTGCATAAGATTTCCTCTGATCTTGTTCAGGCAGGTATGTGTGGCTATGAGCCTAAGAGTGTTGAGATGATCGAGATGGGTAGCTGGGGTCTTGGGCTTTTCCCTATACTTGGCATCGAAACTGTGGAATATACATCGGAGGAAGAATGAAACAAATTATCAACTGGCGGCAAGCGTCCATCGCTGACTTTGAGGCCGATGGCCTTCTTGATACAGTTACTCAAATGCACGTGATGTCTTACCAAATCCGCGAGATGAATGGAGACCTTTCAAAGGTATTCACGATTCGCCGAGACGATAAAAATTACATCCAACGTGTAGCGAAATTCTTTCAATATCACATTGACAAAAAGATTCCAGTTGTAATGCACAACGGTATCGGCTATGACGTTAAAATGGTTGAGAAGATTCTAGGTCTTGACTTGTCTGAGCTTATGGTGGTGGACACACTGATACTTTCTTGGTATCTGAGCCCTGAGCGTAATATGCACGGCCTGGATTCGTTTTTTGACGACTACGGAATTGCAAAGCCAGTTATTGATAGCTGGGAACAAGGAGAAGAGGAGACCCTTGAAGAGTTCCTTGACCGTATGCAAAATCGTTGCCAAGAAGACGTGAAGATCAACGTTGCTTTGTGGGAAGACCACATGGCTCGCCTGACTGACATGTACACACTGGCTCAAGGTTTTATTGACTTTGGTCAGGAAGTTAAAAACACCAAGACAGGTGAAGTTGAAAAGGTTTTGAACGTTGGCGGCACTCGTATCTCCAGTGACGAGTGGATTCCTATTGATGACATGATTGGTCAGAAAGTAGACACAGCAATCGACAAGATTATTACATTCCTGATGTTCAAGATGGATTGTGCCGCTCTGCAAGAGTCCACTCGATGGGAGGTTGATGTTGACCACTGCCGTGAAGCTCTTGAGAAGCTTGAGGCTATCGTGCTTATCGCTCGTAGTGGCTTATCAGAGGTAATGCCAAAGGTTCCAAAATATGTAAAGAAGGCTGAGCCAAAGGCTGATAAGTTTAAGAAGAATGGTGATCGCAACTCTCACTGGGTGAAGTGGGACGAGGTTATGGAGAAGCTCAACTCTGGAGAAGTTGACGAAGAGACTGGTGCTCCGTTGGTCTTCATAAACCCAGAAGATGCACCGATTGAAGGGAAGCAAGCCTACCGTGTATGGCACCATAACGAAGAGCCTAATCCGGGTTCACCGGGTCAAGTAAAAGACTTCCTGTTCAGCAAGGGTTGGGTTCCTCAGACATTCAAGTATGAGAAGGACGAGGTAGCGTTCGACGCATGGATTGCTTCGAAGCCACAAGGAAAGGCTGACCACAGGCAGTGGGAACGTTGGAAAAATGCTCGACCTGCTGAGCGGGCTATCCCACAAATCTCTGTTGGTGGTGATGACGGCAAAGAGTTGTGCCCGAGCCTGCTAGACTTGGCTGAAGAGGTTCCAGCGATTAAGGTGTACGCTGACTACAAGGTGGCAGAGAACCGCCGTAATGTGCTCCTGGGGTTCTTCCGTGACATGACAGACGGGAAGTATTTGAAGGCTCGTATCGGCGGGCTGACAAACACTCTCCGAGTTAAGCACCGTGAGTTGGTTAACCTTCCAGGCACTGACAAGCCTTACGGTTACGACATTCGTGGTAGTTTGATTGCAGGCGTTAGGCGTATTCTAGTTGGTTCTGATATGTCCTCTCTTGAAGATCGTGTAAAGCACCACTTTATGCTGCCTCATGACCCTGAGTATGTAGCAACAATGCAAGCCCCAGATTTTGACCCACACATACTCATGGCGTTGACAGCTATGATGATCAGTGAGTCGGAGTTCAAGGCATTTAAAGCTGATCCGAAAGGCAAGCACCCTGCCCACGTGAAGAAAGGCCGTAAGGATGGCAAGACTACAAACTATGCTTCCGTGTATAACGCTGGCCCTGCTAAGATCGCCCAGGCTGCTGGTGTCGACCTTGAGACAGGTAAGATGTTGCACACAGCCTACTGGGAGCTGAACTGGTCCGTAAAGACTATTGCAGAGGAGCAAGTTGTCTTCAAAGATGCACGCGGCATGAAGTGGCTGATCAATCCGATCAACGGTTTCTGCTACAGCCTGCGCTCTGAAGCTGACCGATTCTCTACCCTGGCTCAGGGCACTGGTAGCTACTTTTTTGATATGTGGGTTGATAACATCTTGACTGAGCTGGTGCGTGTATTTGGTCGTAAGACTCTTACAGGCAGCTTTCACGACGAATGTATCATCTGCATGGGGGATAGCCCAGCGAACCGTGAAAAGGTCGCCAAGATCATCAAGGACTCTGTCTATAAGGTAAATGATGATTTTGGACTACGCCGTAAGCTGGACTGTGATACCCAGTTCGGCCAAAGGTACAGTGATATTCACTGATTTATTCTAGAGTGGGGGTTGACAGCAGCCCCCATTCCTGTAGAATACGTCAACACAAACAAGCAAAGGAGGTACACATGAGCCGTATTATGAACTTCGTTGATCATCATGGTGACGTTGTTGAATTTGATTTGCTGGATGACGGCATGATGTTCGTCAGTACAAACGAACGTGATCAAGTTCTGGTGAGCGTCTCTGACGTTGCTGAGCTGTACCACGCTCTGTCTTACATCGTACCTAAAGACTTGAAATAAGGAGAATAGTATGGAACGCAATGAACCAACGGTAGGCACCGCATCCTCTTCGGCATTTGATTTTACTGGAATCTTTTCCAGTAAGAAGGGTAAGACTCCAGAGCAACTGATGAACGAAGCTTTGGCTGGCTTCACTCAGGCTCAAGCTAACCTTGAAACCGCTCAAGCAGCTATTGCTGTTCAGGTGGCTGAGCACGAAGCTGAAATCGAGAAGCGTCAAAAGGCTCTTGTCACAGCCAACGAATCCCACTCTCGCCTTGGTCGAGTAGCTGAACGATTCAAAGAACTTCTGGCTTGACAAGTTCTCAAACTGTAGTATCATGAATATTCAAAATATGAAGGAGGATTCACATGAGTGAGGTAGTTAAAGCTGGTGTACAGGTTACAGTAAAAGGCAAGGTGCATGACCACGACTTTGACGAAGGTGTTGTAGTTACCTCGACTGGTCGTGATTTTGGTCCACACCCAGACGGTGTATGGACTCAGTTCATTGATACTGAGGGTCATACCCAGTATCTGCTTGCTAAGCACTACGACGTTGTTACAGATAAACCTGTAACTCAGAAGGCAAAAACAGTTGATCCCAGCTTGCCATCAAAAGCAACGTATGCAGTAGTTGACGCTGTTGGTTCGGTCGTCGCAACAGCGGAAGATCGTGACTATGCTCGTGAGCTGAAAGCAGCGCTCGGCGGTAAGCGTAAAGGTATTCGTATCTTTCAATACACCGCAGAAAAAGAGATTCGTTGATTAGCTAACAACGTTCTCAAACTCAAAGGGGCCGAACTGGCCCTCATGACCACAAGATGGTCCACTATATAGGAGATTCAAATCATGGCTTTTAAAGCAACTGGTAGCACACAGACCTCTGGCGGTGACCGCAAGCAGGTTGACTACAACGCAATGAACCTGGAGGTTGTAGAAGCCGCTGGCACTCAGAATAAGACTCGCTCTATTCCAGGCGTCATTTCTGGCATTTACGACCTTGGCGAGCAGGCGCTTGACGACGCAGCAATCCCGGTTACTGATCCAGAGTGGCTGAAACGCAACCCATCGTTTGATGGTTCTGATGCTGCCAAGGAAGCAATCATCGCTGCTGCACGTCAGTCCAATGCACGCTTTGAAGAGTTTGACGGTGTAGAGTGCTTCCGCTACGAACAGAAACCTGTTCAACAAGTGGCTGTGACTGTTGACTTCGCTCAGATCATGGTTGACAAAGGTAAGCACTACGGCGAATCGAAGCCGCTTCCTCTGCGACTGCTCTTGAACCGTGAGTTCAACAAGGTTGTTTCGCATCCTTACAACATCCGCGAAATGAATCACAACCAAGGCAAGCCTGGTAAAGCTGTATGGGCGTTCGCTAAGAACAATGGTCTGCATAAACTTGCAGAAGCTGTTGGCATTCTGGATGAACAAGGTCTGTTCAAGAAAGAACGCATCGACGAACTGTTGGGCAAAGTTGCACAGTTCCAAGTTCGTGTTTACATGAAAGAGAACAAAGGTAAGAGTTTCTACACTGAGGAAGTTCGTCTGGCTGGTATCGTTCCAGAAGGCGTTCCACATCCAGTTCTGCCTGATGATGTTGTTCTTGCTTCTGTCGGCATGTGGGACGAAGGCAATGACAAGGACGCTGTTCTGCAAGCTCGTGCCTCGATCAAGAATACTCAGCGTAAAGCACTGAACTTCGTTGATCCAGAGACTGGTGCAGACTCGCCTGTTAAGGCTTTGATCGGCGAGGGTTACAACCCTGACGCTCCGAAGGAAGATGAAGCTCCAAAGGCTAAGCCACAGGGTATCACCCCTAAAGCTCCTGAGCCAGACGCTGACTTCGAAGACGACATCCCTTTTTGATCTGTAGGGAATGCGGGCAGATAAGCCTTGAACCCATAAGGAGTACAACTTTATGCCAGTAGAAACAACATACACAGGACAATCCAACAGAACTGGATTCCACAATGACGATGGCGTTGCTCAGGCTGTGATAGCTAGCCTGAATGACCTAAGCGAGAGTTTAGGTTTTGATGGTTATGACCTTGAACAGTTGCGTGGTGCAGTAATCACCATTGCAGTGTGTACTGCAATGGGCAGGATGGGCAGCACAACTGCAACTGCTGAGGTTATAATCACACGATAGTGCAAAATAGGGGTTGACAAGTTCAACCCCTTTCACTAGAATACGCCCAAGTTAATCAAAGGAGTAACACATGACTACTGCAATCCTCAAGAAGTTCGACGCTCTTATGTCCCACCTGAACTCGGAAGAGAATGAAATGGCGGAGGAGTTTCGTGAGCTGTTGAGCGACACAAAGAACCTTTACGTTCTGGTCTCCAACGGTGGAGACGGTAGCTGCTATCCCCACTACACTATGAATGAAGCGTTTATCAAGAGTTTGGAAGAAAAGGAAGAAAACGGGCAACTTGATTGTGAAGACTTAGGCTGTGATGGCGACGGTTTCCACTACGACACGCTTCGGGTTCCTGCTTTCCTGACTTTGGAAGATATGGGTGACAGTGACTGTGCCTCACAAGACGAATAAGGAGTGACAAAATGAGTAATCCAAACGCTGTACAGATTATCTTCGTTCTCGATGAATCGGGCTCGATGTACCACCTTACCTCTGACGTTATCGGCGGGTTCAATTCGCTGATCGAAGAACAAAAGGAAGTAGAAGGTGCGGCCAACGTGAGCCTGTATACCTTCTCCAATGAAGTGAAACGTCGTCTAAACAAGGTAGAGCTTGACGAAGTGGAGGCACTGACCACCACCAGCTACCGACCAAACGGCATGACTGCAATGAACGATGCCATTGGCACGGCTCTGCGTGAGGTTTTGAACGACGCACCAAACAAAGCCATTATCAACATCTTTACAGATGGTCAGGAGAACTCTTCGAAGGAGTTTAGCTCCGCCGCTGTTAAAGACTTGGTAGAACAGGCCGAAGCCAAGGGTTATCAGATTGTTTTCCTAGCCGCAAACATCGACGAACAGGCGGTAGGAAAGTCGTTTGGCTTGCAAGCTAGTGCAACACGTAGTTTTGTTGCTGACTCTTTCGGGCTTGAGGGTGCCTACCTGATGGCATCTGCGTCCACTACCAACTACCGCACTGGAGGTGTCCAATGACCGATTTCTACAAAGAAGAAAGCACTCACGTACAAATGAGTGAGCAGGAATTGTTTGAAGCCCTGGTTGATCTGATGACCATTCAACTCTCGACAGCAGACCAAATCTCTGCCTTGAAGAAGGCTCAAAAGTTCAACAAGAAAACCAACCCAGGTGGTATCCCCTCTGAGGACGTGGCACTTGTTGCAGGAGCAGCTAAACTTGAAGCTGCGGCCAACTACGAAGAGTACAGCGAAAAGACCTACGCTTTGAAGACGAAGTTTGAAGAGCTGACAGGCTACAACGTTTAAATGAGAGGGGAGCTAAAAGCTCCCCTTTTCACATCTGGAGGAAATAAATTTGAGAGAGGACATTCTAATTTTTGACGCCGACAGTATTGCCTACAAGGCTGCTGCTGCAAACGAAGACAAGAGCATTACAAGTGAGCATATTGAGAAGGGTGTAGTGGAAAGCTGGCCCAACAGAACAGCCTTCAGAGCCTATATCGCCGAGACAACTCACACAGAGGATATGTACATCATCAAGGACGTACAGGAGCCACGCCACTCAAGTTATGGCAAAACCCTGATTCGTGACATGATCAAGGGATATCACACAAGGACAGGAGTTAAGAAGGGTGAGATTTACATTGGTGGCTCTGACAACTTCCGAGACTCTATTCCTCTTCCGATGACTTGGGTCGCAACTTGCGGTAAATGGGCTGGCAAGAGTAGACTTGGCGGGAAGTATAAAGAAAACCGAGAAGACAACATCCGACCTGTTCAACTTAAAGAGTTGCGTAACTTCATGGTAAAAGAGCTTGGTGCTATCGTTGTCGATTACCAAGAGGTTGATGACATGTCGTCTATCCGTGCATTTGAAGGTTTCAAGTCTGACACCGGACGTGTGATCCAAGTGACTGAGGATAAGGATGCACTTCAATGTAGTGGGTGGCTGTTCAACCCTGCCAAGATGATCAAACCTGTGCTGGTTAAAGGCTTTGGGGAGCTGCACAAGGACGGTAAAGGAGTCAAGGGTACTGGTAGGCTGTGGTTGTACTACCAAGCGCTCTACGGTGATTCTGTGGACAACTACCACGGCTGTGACCTATGGAAGATCGCACAGGATAAGGCTGGTAAGAGTGTAACGTTTGGTGAAGTGGCAGCATATAACCTGCTGAAAGATTCAACCAACGATAAAGAGGCTCTGACAGCACTTTATAATCAGTATAGAAGCTGGTATCCTGAGCCGGTAACGTATATGGCCCATGATGGTATTCTCCACACCAAAGATGCTGTCGAAATCATGCAGATGTATTTTGACTGTGCACATATGAGACGTTGGGAGGATGACCGTATCGATGTGGCTGCTATGCTGGCAAAGCTCGGTATTCTATGATGGAGTACAAGCCTTGGGAAGAGTACCCCAACATCTGGAAAACTGAGGCGATGTATCTGAGCTGGATTCGTGGTGGAATCCGGCGATACCTCTGGTCTAAGAATCCAGTGAAGCTGGAGTTTGTCAAGTCTGCCCGCAAGATGATCACCAATCCTAATGTGAAACTCCGAAAGGGTAGACCAGAAGTTTGGGGAGGTATTTGCGAAATCTGTGGGAGAGAGCACCCTCTGAAGAATATGGAAGTTGACCATAAGTCTGGTGAGCACTCACTCAAGAAGGTGAGTGATATCCAGAAGTTTGTAGAGGGGATTGTGTTTATTCGCAAAGAGGATTTAGCCTTTCTCTGCAAGCCTTGCCACAAGATCAAGACCAATGCGGAGAGGAAAGGCTTGAGCCACGAAGACAGTGCTATCGATAAAGAAGCTATTGCTTTGATGAAGTTAACACCAGCCGAGCAGAAAAACTGGCTAAAAGATCGTGGTGTTGATAAGCCTGGAGCGAATGCAAAGATTCGCCGTGAGCAGATAACTAATATTTTGAAGGAGGGTAGATGAAGAAAATGTACATCGCTGTGCTGGACGAGGCACCAGATTACATGGTGCCAACTCTGGTAGCCCATACTATTTTAGGTGCTGATGACCACTTTTACGAACATCCTGACATGGAGACTGTCAGGCAGTACTGTGATTGGAGGGTTAACTCTTTCCGCAAGGTTGTCCTGCGTGTTAACAGAAGAGAGTTCGACAAAATCAGAGAGACACTCACTCATTATGCAGGACATGAAAATACCATCTGTGGTGGTGAGCGTAGCTGCTTAATTGTCCTGCCTGTCGAGTCTGATGCAGTTCCAAACGTATTAAAATTCGCCAAAATGTGGAAGCCAGAGGATGTGTTATGAGCATAGAACTTAGAACAGCCATAGAGTCATATGTAAGCTCTCTTGTACTGTTATCAGATAGAAAGCTTGCAGTAAACCCTCAGACACTTAGCTACCTTAGTACAAGGGTTTACAATGCGTTCAATTCTGAACTCTACAGGTCAGAAGTTAATCTGCATCTTAGCACAAATGAGTACAACAGTGTGGTTGTTAAATTGATTGATAAGGAGTGAGTATGAGTAAGCGTCACCTAGTAATCGCAGATACCCAGAATAAGCCAGATGAAAGCCTTGAGTATATGGGCTACATCGGCAAGTTTATCGCTGACAAACGCCCGGACGTTATCGTCCATATTGGTGATCACTGGGACTTCCCAAGTCTGTCGAGCTACGACAAAGGCAAGAAGGTTATGGAAGGCCGTAGAGTCATTGATGACGTCAAGGCTGGACATGACGGCATGCTTGAGTTGATGAAGCCTATCATCGCACTACAGGAGCAACAGCGTGCAAGTAAGAAGAAGGTTTACAACCCTAAAATGGTATTTACTCCTGGCAATCACGAGGATCGGTTTGACCGCTACGCCAATGACAACCCAGAGCTTTACGGCCTTGTTGGTGTGGATTCCCTCAATATTGAACAGTACGGCTGGGAAGTTGCTGACTATCTGAAACCAGTTTGCATTGATGGTATCTATTACGTCCACTACTTGGTAAACCCAATGAATGGACGCCCCCGAGCTGGTAATGCCGCTGCACAGTTGAAGGCTGTAGGTTCTTCATTCGTTGTTGGTCACAAGCAGGTTCTGGATATTGCCATCGCTGATAACCAACTTGATGGTAAATACCGCATTGGCATTATCAACGGTGCGTGCTATCCTCATGACGAAGCGTACAAAGGGCACCAAGGCAACAACCACTTCCGTGGTATCATGGTCTTGAACGAAGTTGAGGATGGCTTCGGCTTGCCTTGCCCAGTGTCTCTAGACTTCTTGACTAAAAAATACGCTTGACATCACTCTGGGGCTATCGTAAGATAGCCCTCCTTTCGTTAAGGAGGTTTTATGAAGCACGTAATTCTTGATAACACATACACTGTAGAGCAAATTGAAGACCTTGAGTTTTATGTTCAAAGGGCTTTTGATGAGGCTGGTCCAGCCATGCTGAAAGAACACGGTGAGGATGCTTGTATGAAAGCTACCTTCAGAGTTCGAATCGAGGTGGAGTTCGATGCAGAGTAAGAAGCAGTCTCTCAAAGAAACACTTACCAACACTGGCGTTGGCATGGTGGGTAGTTGGCTCATTACGATGGGCACATTCAGCGCCCTTGGGGTTTCGAGTGTAGCAGGCAATGCACTAGCCTCCACTGTAGCCACAATCGGCTGTACAGTTTGGAGCATTGGGCGTGGCTATACGATCAGACGCTATTTTAATAAACAACATCAGAAGGAGAAGACAAATGAGTGAGCTTGTGAGCTTGAAGGACGTTGTAAGCCTGCCAGAGGCAGTTGAGTTCCTAGAAGGACTGCTGACCCAGCATGGAGACACTGAAGACGCCATGATGATCTTGCTGTTGAAGGTCAGCCTTACAAAAGCAATCCTTGAGAAAGCACTAGGGGCTGACCCAATCATCGTTACATTGGAGGATGTGGAATGAGTGTTAGAGTAATTACAATCCAAGAGATGCTAGATTTACCAAAAGGCGCTCACGCTGTTTTGGTAAAGAACGTCGATGATCTGGATGGCGGTGGCCTAGAGGCAGGGGCTGAACTGACCAAGAAGGGTGAAGTGTTTGATGACAAGCAAAGTGTAGGGTTTTGGCACTCAAGCGGGCAACGGTGGGACTTCTTTGAAGAGGGGGAAGTTGGAGTTGTTGAACAAACAGCTACAAATTTTGATCTGTCTGTCTTCTCACCAGAAACTGGTGAGCCTGTCCTGGGCGTATTTCGTCCTGATCTGGATACGCGAAAAGTTGGAAAGGTTCGTGTTGAGTTGGTCGACGAAGGCTTCCCACTCGCATTGCGTGAAGTTGCTAAGGTCATGACTTGGGCACAAACTGCGAAAGGTTATAAAGACCACGACTGGCAAAACCTACCAAATGCTGAAGTTGCTTTAGCTGCTGCGGCCAGCCGCCATCGCACAGACCATATCGAACAAAGGGTTGTAAAAGGTCTTGACACTGAGGAGTGTGTGGATGTAGAATCCTCACTTCACCACAAGGCCCATGAAGCTTTTGGTGTACTCGCTCAACTTGAGTTGATGTTACGTGGCAAGTTTGTTGACAAGCATACTGCATACGCGGTATAATATTACCCAAGCAAGACAATGAAAGGGAAACCCGTTAAAAGGTTTCCCTTTGTTATTTAAGGAGAATTAATGACAATCACTGCCAAAATTATCGCTCACTCTATCTCACCATATGGTCATCATATCGTTACATGGGAGTTGGAGTACCCTCGTTTTATCCATGGGGAGTTTATGACTCACCGACTATTCTCTCGTAATGCAGCATCCAGTAGAGCTATTCCCGTAAAGAATATCATCGAACAAGTAAGAAACAGCCCTGCAATGCCCATACATTGGGGAGTAAACGAGCCTGGAATGCAAGCGTCCAATGTGCTGTCTGATGCTCTAACCGCATCCGCGAAGTACATCTGGAAGAAGGCAGCAGAATATGCTGCTGATTTTGCTGAATGTCTTGTGAAGATCGGGTTACACAAGCAAGCAACAAACCGCATCCTCGAACCCTTCCAGACAATGAAGACTGTAATGACAGCAACTTGTATGGACAACTTCTTCTGGTTGCGTAATCACCCAGACGCACAACCTGAAATCAAAGAGCTTGCTCGTTTGATGTGGGAAGCTTTGCAGGAGAGCAACCCTGTTATAATCGGCCCAGGTGATTGGCACGTTCCGTACTTTGGAACTGGGCAGTGGTATCACAACTACCCAGAGGACAGCCTTAAAGATGCTCTGGCAATCTCGGCTAGCTGCTGCGCCCAAGTGAGTTACCGTAAGCTGGATGATACGCTGGAGAAGGCCCAGATGGTGTATAAACGCCTTGTAGAGAGCGAGCCGGTACATGCCAGCCCATTCGAACACCAAGCCACGCCAATCGAGGTGCCTGATATGTTCTGTGAAGACTGTCAAGAGCAATCTGTCTGGGAAGACGGCGTAACCCACGTAGACCGTAACAAGAAGTTCTGGTCTGGCAATTTTATCGGTTGGATTCAACATCGCCAACTTATTCCGAATAACGTTTGCACTAAATACGAGGCTAAATAATGGCTGATTACGCACTGAGTTTCCACGACCTGATGATGGTTGATGGCTTTAAAGAAGCACACGATACACAGAACAAGAAAGTATTCGAAGCGATTCTACAGACGAATGGCTTTGAGGTGAGTTTGGGTTACGAGCTTGTAGCCTGCAACCACCGAACAATCAACAACATTGAGTACTACGGAATTCGTGTTGAAGGTTTTGAACGTACAGATAAGGCATGGATTGACACAGGATGTGCGAGCATGGAAGCCCAGATCGAAGCAGCTAAAGACAAGAGCCTGAGACATACGCTACGTCAAATGAGTTATCAGGGTACACTAACTCCTATCAGTGAATAAGGAAACATATGACCAATAAGACAAGATCGGAGGCGGGCGTAATGCCCGTCCCGTTTGACTGGAACGCCAAGACTCGAATTATGACTGAGACAGACAGTTACGCAATTGTCTATCCACAGTTCTTAGAGTTTGCTGACCAGCAGTTCGACAAGCAGTTCTGGACAAACACAGAAATGAAGGTTGAGCTTGACCGGATGCAGTTGCTGTTTGAGTTAACTCCAGCACAGTTACACGCTGTAAAATTTGTACTCCAACTGTTCCTCAAGTATGAGTTGATTGTTGGTGAAGAGTTTTGGAATGGACTATTTATTAGGGTCTTCCCAACTCCCGAAGCTAAGGCTATGGCTGCGGCTTTTGCTGCATTTGAACTTCAAGTTCATGCACGGTTCTACAACCAACTAAATGTGCAACTTGGCCTCGACACAGACGAACATTATCGTGCGTATGCTGCTAACCCTGAGTTGGCTGCACGTGTTGAGTGGCTTGAAAAGGTACTTAGTGGGGAAGACAAACTGCTGTCTGTTATAGTTTTCTCGATGACTGAGACTGCGTTGCTCTTTGCTAGCTTCGCAATCCTGAAGAGCTTTCAAACTAATGGGTACAACAAAATCGCTGTAACTGTTCGTGGAACTAACCAGTCTGCAATTGATGAAGACTTGCATGGCTTGGCCGCAGCCTGGGCAGTTAACCAACACTACAAAGAGTTGGGACGTCCGCTGCGTGAGGACACTGTAAGAGTTGAACAGATTTACAAGGCTATTCAATATGCCTACGAACATGAATGTTTGATCATTGATCTTGCGTTCCTTGAAGATACGCTCAATGGTATGACTAAAGAAGACTTCAAGAACTACATCAAAGTGAGGCTTAACGTCTTTGCAGAACGCCTCGGACTTGATCTTCCATTCCCTGGAGTTACCTCTCCAATCACTAAGTGGTTTGAGCTGGGCACAGACTCGTATAAAATGGTTGACTTCTTTACGCCTGGAATGGGCCTTGAATATGAGAGTGGCTGGGATGAAACTGGGTTCATTCGTGGATATATTGAAACAGGGGAAATTGAATGAATTACTCAGCACTGAGAAAACAACAGATTGAGGATGGAGTGTGCCCACCGTGGTACACTACCGGGGGTATCCAGTTGTTCTACGACAAGTACTCGTATAACAATGAAACAGTTAAGAGCCGCTTCCGTGCAGTTGCACGGGCACTGGCACAGCACGCTCCTGAAAGTTACCCTGAGTGGTGGAACGCCAACCCATACTGGGCAGGGAAGACTTGGGAAGACGCATTCTACCAGACGATGTGGGACGGTTTTATCAGCCCCTCCACTCCGCTCCTTGCTAATGGTGGCCTGCGTCATCGTGGCACGACTGTAAGCTGTGCTGGTGGCAACGTTGGCAATAGTCTGGCAGATCGTTATGACTTCTTAACAGAAGCTGCTATCCTGACAAAACACAGCCACGGTACAAGTTACTGTATTGATGACTGGCCTGCCGAAGGTGATAAGATTCGTGGTGGACGTTCCCAGGGTGTGATGCCTTTGATTCGTGACATCATCAACGTGATGGAGGAAGTGGCTCAAGGTCCACGACGCGGGAGTTGTGCATACAGCTTAAGACCACAACACGGTGACTTTGATAAGGTGGCTGATTACCTGTATGAGCGTACCGAGAGTAACAATGTTGGTTGGCTAATCGATGATGAATTTATCGACCTGATGAAGGAAGAAGACCCAGAGGCTCTACGCAAGTTTGCTAAGATGCTTGGGATTAAGATGCCACGTGGTAAGGGCTACTTTTCGTTCATTGACAAGATGAACCGCAGGCTGGCTAAAGCCTTTAAGCGAGCTGGAAGACGTGCTCGTGCATCAAACCTGTGCCAAGAGACAAACTTGATTGCAGATGATGACTACACATTTAGTTGTGTTATCCTCAACTATAACCTTGAGCTGTACCGTAGCTGGCCTGAACACCTTGTGTTTGTTGGTCAAGTTATGAGTGATTGCAACGTAAGTGAATATATTGAGACGATGGAGACCACGCTGTCTAAGAAAGACTTGAGAGCAATGGAGAAAATCCTACGCTTTACCAAGGAATTCCGTGCACTGGGTTCTGGCGTTCTGGGGCTACACACCCTGTTCCAGGCTGAGATGTTGTCTGTCTCTAGCATGGAAGCCATGATGTTGAACACAAAGATTTTCCGTGGCATCGAGAAGGATGCAATCTCGGCGAACTCTTGGTTGGCAGTTACTATGGGAGAGCCTGTAGGCTGTGCAGGGCTTGGACAACGCAATGCTACAATGCTGATGATGCCTCCTACCAAATCAACCGCTGAGTTGATGGCAGGAGCTTCTGAGGGTATTGGCCTGGACGTTGCCATGTGCTTCACCAAACAATCCGCTGGTGGTGAATTCTTCCGCATCAACAAAGTGCTGTTAGAGTTGATCAAGAGGAAGGGGTTGGATATCAGCCAGTGTGTTAAAGACATGAACTCCCAAAAAGGTTCTGTGCAACACGTAAGCTGGTTGAGCGACGAAGAGAAGGCTGTATTCAGAACAGCATTTGAGATTCCAATGGAAGATCACTTGCGTCTGTGTTCCCAACGTCAGAACTACATCGACCAAGGTCAGAGTATTAACCTCTACTTTACGTCGAATGACACACCAGAGTATATTGGCAAGATTCACCGTATCGCTTTTGACGATCCAAATATCCTGTCTCTGTACTACATCTATTCCATGAGGGGCGCCGGGGAAATTACCCGTGTAGAATCTTGTGAGATGTGCCAATAATGGCTCAGGGGCGCCTAGCGCCCCATTTTAATGGAGAAATAAAATGACACCAGTAATAAATGTCACTAACCTAAACGATGGCAGATGGGTGACAACAACTGTAGACAACACTGGCTGCACAATAGAGGTGTTCTCTGGCGGCGGACCTGCTGACTCAACGGTTCACATGACCCCAACCCAGAGTAAGCCTTGGGTGGCTTTCCTAGCCAATAGTGAAGAGGTGAGGGCTTTAGAGCTACTTCTAGAGGTTCAGATAGCCTTTGAGACTGAGATGGGAGCTGATCTTATCGCCTTCAATAGCCAAGCTCTGACGAAAGACCCTGTAACAAAGGTGTATACTCAAGCTGTAACTCGCCTGGCTTTCGATGCCTACAAAAAAGGTCTTGACGGCCCTCCAGCCTAAGCGTAGAATCGCCCCCATCGACAGACGTCCTTGGGGGCATTTTTATGAGCTACAACCTTAGAACAGACAAGGGAACACTCTTTGGCCGGGTGGATAATAATCTTGCTGGCAAGATGCTGAAAGACTGCAAAGGTCATTGGGCAGAGAAGAAGTTTGTGAGCGGTGTTGTTAAGAATGTTTTCGTTTTTACTGAGGACATGACCTACGGTACGGACGTTATGAAAGTATTCTTGTTTGAAGGCTTCTATATGGAGGAAATGTAATGACACCACGCGAAGAAGCAATCGCTGACATGAAGTATGCAAAGAGTTTGGGCATGACTGCATTAAAGCAGCACTACATGATCTGGCGTGGAGCTACAGTTCCGTATCCATCGGACGTTGCAGAATACGCTAGCGTTGTGATGGAAATCTATGGTAAACTTGACACTGAAGACTGTATGCTAAAGGGGGCATAATGCGACACACCGAGAAACGCTTTCTAACAGAAGACGCCGGGGAAACTGGCTCGATGGTTTGCACTGTAGAAACAATGCGTGTAAAAGATATGGACGAGTGGACTTTAGGTCGTGATCCGCACATCAGTGGTGACATTCAAATTCGAGACTGCGGCGGTCGTCCAATTAATCTGGACTTTGACGCATACGGTGAGAAACAGTTTAAGAAACGCCTTGACAAGCTGGATGGGATGATTGCACAATTGCAGCGAATGAGGACTCAGTACCACGAAATGTGGTGGAGTCACCTACGCGACATCGAGTATAAAAAGGCTGAACTGGCGAAGGGAGGGAAGTGATGGCTGAGTACAATATTCGAGTTACAAAATGGTGCAAACCCAAGGAAATTTTGTTTGAGTACAGCTCTCCAATCCCACCTTCTAAGGGTGACGTTATTTGGTATCGAGATAAAGCTTTCAGCGTTGGTTTGGTTAGCTATATCCTCACGTCCTCCCAACAACAGGTTGGAGAGTACAACTATCTTGACTACATTGAAGTGCAGGTGATTCGATGAACAAGCTCGTTATTATTGGCGGTGGAACATTCAACCACATCTCTTGCCACCTTGCCCTGGCGGCTCCAGCGTTCGGTCAGACAGCCATAAATATGGCCCTCTGGGCAGAACAAATGGACACTGGCATGGAGGTTGTTCTCAAGCTCACAAAGATGGCTGACCGTTCTAGTGAAATTTTTACAAATGACGACCTGCACAACTACGTCAGCACTTTGTTGGATGACCCGCTGGTGAAGATCATTGTAATGAACGCCGCTGTCTGTGATTTTAAGGCTGAGAACCCCTCTAATGAGACTCGGCTGTCTAGCAGTAGGGACTACACAGTCACGCTAGAAGGAATCCGCACAAAGATCATGGGCATGATTCAATATCGCCGACCTGATATTGTTGTTTGTGGCTTTAAGACAACACATGGTGCCTCAGAGGCTGAACAAATACGAAAAGCTGTTGACAGCATGAACGCAAATAGCTTGCCATTGGTTCTGGCAAACGACCTAGAAACCCGAAGGAATATTTTGGTGTGTGACTCAGGCCGTAACTTCTTCGATAATCGTGAATCCTTGCTTCGAAGGATGCTTGGACACGCTCTGTATAAAGCGAGACAGAAATGTGGTTGATTAAAACCCAGTTTGGGTATAAACTACAGAGCTGGGATGGCACCCTGTTAAAGTACTTTGCTATGGCGTGTGACTCTAAGGCTTGGATAATGGCTGAAGGTTTGGCTCCTATCTATTTGACAAAGAAAACCCCAAAGGCAACTAAAGATTTATACACAGAAGCCACAGGACAAACCCTGTGGTTCGATCAGGAGGAACAATGGTAGCTGACGCAGTAACAATCTACGGTAAATCTCAATGCAGCTCTTGCGAGCAGTCAAAATCTGTGCTAAAGTCTCGCAACATTGACTTTGAGTACAAGCAGCTTGATCGTGATTTCACGATGGCTGAGTTGATGGACCTTCTTGATCACCTGGGCATGATGGGTTTCCGAACCTTCCCGCTTATTGTTCAGAAAGGCAAAGGTTACACTTTCGCAAACATCAAAGACGTTGAAGGAGAATAACTATGTCGCAATATGCTACTGATCGAATCGCTTCTATTCTGGATCGAATCCAAGAGCTTCACGCCGAGGCACGAGCTTTGTCGGACGAATACAATATCCCGTTTGACTTGGAGCTTGAAGGCGGACGTAACTACAATGTTACTGCCGAGTACGAACCTGGCTATAACTGGCTGTCGTCTAACTGCTAATAAAGGAGAACACATTGAGCATCAATAACCTAGAAGTATTTGAAGTGGCACGTATTCACGCTGGACTTGGTCACTTGCAAGACACCATCTATCGTGGTAACGTGGAAGCTGGCTGGTGGGAGAACATCTCCACAGGCGTTGCTCACCCTAAAGGTGACATCACTCTAATCTTGTCCAAACTGGCCCTGGTACACTCTGAGGTATCTGAGGCCGTTGAAGGCGTCCGTAAAGGCTTGATGGATGACCACTTGAAAGAGCGTCCAATGGCTGAGGTAGAACTGGCTGACGCCATCATCCGCGCTATGGACCTTGCTGGTCATGAGGGTTGGGACTTGGCTGGGGCCATAGTTGAGAAGCTTTATTACAATGCTCAACGTGCTGACCACAAAATCGAGAATCGTTTAGCTGAAGGAGGTAAGAAAGCGTGAAAACACTTCTATATATTGCAATCCAAGTTGCAAACGGAAGTCTTGATCTTGAAGGTGGCACCACTGTAGAAACTGAAAGCCAGTGCATCTACGTCAAGAATGGGCGTGAGTATAAGGATGAACACTATCTGGACAGCGAACGCCTTGGACCAGACAAGTATGACTTTGAACTCGAATCGCAAGAGTTTACTGTAGAAGAAGTACAAGCCTATATCGATGGCCCATTTGCTGAAGAGCACGTAGCCTACGAAAAGGGACGCCGTGAAGCTGTCGCACGAGTAGCTGAACTGATCGAGCAAGTATCACCAGCTATGAGTGAGTTATTGACTCTGGCTAATGAGTTCAACATTCCGGCTAATATCAAGGTGGGTAAGTACACCAATGACTTCCGCCTGATCGATGCTGTGGACTGGGATTCCAGTTCGATGTACTGCTAAAATCCATAAACAAAGGAGAAACAAAATGACTCGCACTGTTACTAATCAAGCACAATTTGAACTGGCCGCTGGTGTTACTCTGGTGTCCCAATTGATCGAGGGCACCAGCTATGACGGCAAGCCTTTTAGCTACACAAGCCATGACCTGGAAGGTCTATCTGACAACGGGCTGGACGACCTTGCAAAATTGGCTATTGTCCTGCAAAACCTCCCAGAAGAGGGTGCCCTTGATATGAGTGCTGATGACCTTGAAGACTTCCTTAAGGACTGGGCACGTGACTTGGCTGAAGACGCAGAAGTACCCTTCACCTTCACCAGTGTAGGCGGCAAAACCAACACCTACACTCCCGCTTCGATGTGGGAAGCTTCTGGTAGCTGCTCTGAATGGGAACAGTCCGCACAAGAAGGTTATGACTATGGGTGGAATATCTAATGTATACTGAAGACGCTGTAAAGCGCGACGCGCTCACCAAGATTGCTTTGCTGTTGTCGGAGGCTCAGTCCAAGGTATTAGAAGCTGAGATGCTTGCTGACGAACACGGCCTTGAGTTTGATCTTGACATTGGTGGATATGGCATGGGCGGCACCTACTACTCTGAGAAGTATGTAGAGGATTACGGCTCCCGCTACACCACTGCTGGTTGGAATGCTTCTTCGCAGAGCTGCTAAAAATAATTGGCCGTTGCCCTTGACAGGGTAGCGGCCTTTTTGTATTATGAGCCCACACAAACGAACGAGGATTTACAGATGAACGACTTTAAATTTGGCGACCGTGTAGAGTTTATCTCTAAAAGTGGTGAGGGCGATCCCCGATCTATTAAGGGTGAACACGGCGAGGTTAGACATGTATCTAATGACATGATCACTGTAGCAATGGACAGCGGCACCCTTATCACTGTTTTTGAGCACAGACTCCGCAAACTCTCTTTTGAAGTTACCCCTATCGTAACTGGCATGCCAGGACGTTTGATCCAATTCAGTATTCCAATCCCAGGTGAATTTAAAGTAGGGGATCGTGTCATGCTTGCCACAGCGGACCCAGAATATGGACGTGGCGAGGTTGATATGTTTGAGGTGGGCACTATTACTGACGTGGGTACAGGGGAGCGTGGCAGTGCTGATGTTGGGGATATCATCGTAGAGTTCCCAAGTGACGAAGATTGGGTAGGTGTGCCAGGAGACCTCAAACATGCTCCACAAAAAGTGCGTGAAGAGTTTCCTTTGCCAGAGGTGGCCTTACCAGATATTACCCTTGACGAAGCTGTAAAAGGCTGTCAGGATATTCGTCAACAGATGGCAGAGCTTGCTGGCAAAGCCAGAGTGTTTGAAGAAGTCATGCGTAAAGCTGGCGTAAAATTTATCTAAAGGGGGATTTTAAATGACTATCTATAAAGTTGGTGATACTGTTATCCGTGATAACGGTGAGTGGCGTGGCGTTAAGCCGGGTGATCTTCATGAGGTGGCTAGTGTGCATGGTGGTAATATCTGCTTAGTGGGTTTGGAGCAGTTCACATTTGACGGAGACAATTTTAGCCTTCATCATCGGAAAGCTGAACCCATCGAAGTGGCAGTTGGTGATACTGTCCGTATGATCAGTAAAACTCCAAAATACGGCGCAGGTTGTATCAACGTAGGTGACGAAGGCATCGTGACCTCTCTGGACGGCGACGGCGGATACCATGTGAAATTTCCACGGCACAGCCACTGGCACTCGGGCAAGGATGACTGTGAGCTTGTAAACAAGATCATTGTTCCTGAAGTTTCCCTTGACGAGGCCGTTAGTCTGTGCAAAGATGCACGCACTGAGATTAAAGACCTTGAAGATAAGGTCAAAGCTTTGAAAGATTCAATCAAAGCTTACGAGCGAGTAGTTCGTAATGCTGGTCTCACATTCATTTAAGGAGGTTCACCATGTTCGACGTTAAAAATGACAAGTGGTTTGTACGTGTAGCCAACAAACAAGAGGCTAGTGCTGCCCAAGATTGGGCCTTCTCCGAGGGCTTGAGTTGGAATGGCAGGACAACGCTGCGACACGACTACCACCTGTGGGATATGGATGGAGGCACTGCTATAGGCAGTGGTCACTGCGAAGGTAGTGTGTTAGGTCAAGCTGGTGTTATGTACTGGGCTCGGAACGGACATAAAGAAATCAAACTAACTTACAAGCTTACGGTTGACACCGTTCTACTGCCAGAAGTAGAATCACCACAACAGAAGCAGATCAAAGCTTTGGAAGCCACTATCGCCCAGGCTGCCGCTCAAATCCAGAAGCTAAAAGAGGAAGTGTAAAATGTTGCTTATCGGCTCACGTGCTTTGGTAGCAAACAACCCTGAATTGGAAGGCACTCGTAAGTGTGTCGACTGGGACTATATCTGCACCTTGGATCAGTTTAAAGCTTGGCATAAGGCTAACAAAGACAATCTGCAATTCGCTGTGCCAACTCAAGGTGGCAAGTACTACCATGCACGTGACAAAGACGGTATGAACTACGAGTTTGAGTTGGCTTGGCCGGGTACGTCTGCTGAGGATTTACTCAAGCACTACGGCCTACTTGACCATGTGTACAAGCCTGAGATTGGACCTGTGCCAGCAATCAATCCCGACCTGTTGATCATCAAGCTGAGCCACCGCTACAAACGTAACTCGCCACACTTCCTCAAAACTATGAGTGATATCAAGTATCTTCGTGAAAAGGTTGGTGCTGAATTCTTTGAGAAGTTCATGCAGAATGGCATCAATGGCCCTATCATGGCAAAGCGTGAAGCTGAGTCCTACGACTACGCACACCCAAAGCTGAACGTTAGCTCGAAAGAGTTCTTCAATGGTGATGGCGTACAGTATGTGTACAACCATGACAGTATTCACTTGGCTGTAGCGATCACTCAGGAGTGGGACCAACCTGAAATCCAAGATAACTACGACCATCACCCTGTGCCTGCATACACTTTCTATATGAAAGATGGCTCTGAGGTGATGACCTCGAAAGAGAAGTTCATGTCAGTGCATGAGTCTATACGTCTATACGGCGTCTATGAAGAATCCTGTGTGCTCGCTCTAGAGCGTTCCCAGATTCCCCACAACATGATGCCAACTATGGATGGCTCTGTGTGGTTCGATCGGTGCCGGAGTGGGCCATCACCACGATGGAGCTTTGAGATGGCTCTCATGAAGGTGTGTACATCTATTACGTCTGGTTGGTTTCGTGAGTACGCTTGGGAAAATTACCAGAAAGTGCTTGACCTGTACAACGAACTGGGTGAGAATGACTACATCGAACGGTTCACCAAGAACCAACATTTACTGACACCATACAATGGAGAGAAATACTGATGCAAAAGTTCAAGAAAGGTGACACCGTGCAACGTACAAAAGGTCAATGGGAAACCGTAAAGGCTGGTGATATTTGTACAGTAGTGTCTGCTGATTGGAATGGTCTTACACTCTTGGGACACTCAGGCACCTACGATGACGAGTACTTCGTTAAGGTGGTTCTAGCTCCAAAGGAGCAGAAGAAGGTGACGATTGACGTTTGCCATCGTCTGGTGGCTTACGACTGTGAAATTGCTAATTTACAGGCTCGGCAGGATAATCTGAGAGAAGATTTCTCTCGACAGCTTGCACAACTAGAGGGTACAATTGACACACTCACCACAGAAATGAACACCCTTAAATCTGAATACAACGTCGAGTAAGGAGATAACAATGTTTAAAGAGTACCGATACGAAGTTGCAGTGATTTCAGCCTTGTTTTGTGTATACAATTTGTATATGCTGAACCCAATTCTGTCATTGGTATGCGGAGTTGCCGCAGTGGGCAACTACTACCTCGCTAAAGAAGGTAAGTAGGATACTCTCAAGGGTTGTGTAAAATAACCCTTGACACTAAACCAAAACACTGTAAGATAGCCGAACAAACCAACTAGGAGATACAAAAATGCAAAAGACCACTAAACTCGTTCAAATGTACAAAGAAGCCGAAGAACGTTCGATTCCATGTGCAGGTGGGCGTACTGGTACAGGTGGCCGAGCTTTTCTTAAAGCAGACCGTGCTGCACTTGTTAGTGAGATTTGGAATCAAAACCTGACAGTTAGTCAAGCTGGCTACGCTATTTACAAGGAGTTGGGTGGTAGTTCAGACAACCTCCATACACAACGCCTGCGTCTATTCGAAATCCAAGTAAATAAAGGTGTACTTCGTCTGGGCAAAGCCATCACTGGTGAGCATGTTGGTGTTGTGAAAGTGAAGAATCCGCAGGATATTGCGTTTGATGGTCGCATTAAGTCTCAGGCTGATATTCAGCCAGCGTTTAACCGAGCTGCACGACAACTGATCAAGGTGGGTGTTACTACTCCAGATCAGGCTGTTAAGTACATCAACTCTGCTTTCGCAACTGCACGTCTTGAGCAGAAGATTGATATCAAAGCAGAGCGTATCGTGAACGAACTCCGCATTGGTGACATGACTAAAGCTGAAGTGTTGATGACCCTGGATCGTGTTAAGAGCCAGTTCTAAACACCACACCGAATAACGGAGAAACAAAATGGTTTCGATTTGCCTTTGTATCCTTTGGGCCTTACTCGTAACAGGGTTGCTACCTAAACAACCAACTGGTGTGATTGTATCCGCCATTGGCGCTGTACTTATCACTGTCATCTGCATCCAACTAGGGATTAAATAATATGGCTGTTAAACGCCCATTCAACATGACCGAGAACGAATTCGACCTGTATGCTGCAAAGCATCTAGTGTGGAAAGCAGAGAACGCTAAGAAGCGTGGTATCGAGTTCACCTTGACCCACACTTCGATGAAAAATCTGCTGTCTTCCAAGAAGTGTTTCTACACTGGTATTGGGCTCACCAAGAGTACTGGCAAGGAAGAGGAGCTGAAGCTCAGCGACTTTACCATTGATCGAATTGACGGCTCCAAGGGTTATGTGAAGGGCAATGTGGTAGCTTGCTGCCACGCTGCAAACCAGATGAAGAACCAATTTGAGTCTCTGGGCTTGACAGGTCTCAAAGCTGGGCGTAACATCTTCGACAAAGCAATCAAACGAATTGAGGGTAAAAAGTAATGGCTAGTTGCCCAGGATGTAATCTCCCAATGATCAATGGTCAAGTGTTCAACGGACTCCTCCAATGTCACTGGGACTGCCAAGATGTTGTTCGTGCAAACATGGGAGAGCGGAATGCAGATGACTTAATTCAGTTTCGTATTAATAAACGTTTGGCAGTGGATGGTATCACTCCAGGCCACCACTTGTTTGAAAAGCTTGGAGGAAAGGTGTGAAGAAGTTACTAACCGCTGCACTGATCATGGCTACAATCTCGCTTGCTGGTTGTGAAGAAGCCAAGCTGTTGAGTGAGAAACGAACCACCATGGTTGTTGAGAGTGTCTACCTAAGCTCTAAGAGCAACAGCAAGGTGACTCTTCGTGAAGTGGAGAGCGGCTACGTCTGGGAGGATCAACGTCTGGGTTGTTCTCGCTCTTATGCACGTAATGTGCAAGTTGGCAGCAAATGGGACGTGACTGAACAATCCTATGTCTACCCTGAATCCCAACGATACTTCAGTCGCCTTGTAGGCACCGACGCTATCTGCACAAAGAGTAATTGATATGGCAGAAATGCTTCGCTACGCCTCGCTTGAGGAGATTAAAACCTTCGGAGATGATCAGTGCATTGATATGTGCCTCTACTTTGAAGATGGTTGTCTCTGCATCCATAGTGGTGACTTGCCTGTCTTGTTTGACAAGACTCCCCAAGAGCAGTACCATCACTACTTACAAGGCTGCAAATGTAGCCGACACCCAGATGGAGAGTTGAAGAGTGACCACACAAGATAAGATTGAGTACATACGATCATTCATGATACTGATCACTAAGGCCGAGTCATACCACAGTGCAATCTCACATGCAAGTTTTGTTCGTGGTATGTTAGCTATGTGCTTCCGTGAACAGACAATCCCGCTAGAGGACTACAGGGTGTTGTCTCAAGATGTAGAGACGATGATGGAAGTGAAACGAAATATGCCTAGTGCAATTGATAGGGAGCTGTTTTAATGCGTAAAATGAGTGCTGAAGAGTTTGGCAAAGACTACGAATACGAGAAAGCCAAGCGAAAGCAACGCAAGGAAGATCGAAACACACGTGATAATCGGCGATCTGGTAGAGACCGTTGGGAAGCAAAACCAGCAGACGAATAAGCTGGACTGATTCAACTTATGGGTGTATAATAACGGTGAGGCAAGGATGTCTTACAACCTATAAGGAGCCTAGTATGGTTAATGCAGCACTAGCCGCATACTACGCGAAGGTGGCAGTCAGAACACTCAAGGTTCATCTTGAGAACTTCCGTGAATGTCTGAGAACATGCACAATCCCTGATCGTAGGGCTTGGCTTGAAATCAGGATCAGTGAGTTAAGAACTGCTCTGTTTGATCGCACAGGTATGTGGTATTAATGGCCCTCTTCGGAGGGCTTTTCTTTGCCTAAAATAAAGTAGAAAAGGATTGACCCGGTAGGGTATTCCTGTAAAATGAGTCACATCAACCAACAGAGGAGGGTTAGTAATTGAAGATTCCGATCATTACCAAACATAGCCACAATTCCCCACTAGTAGTGGAAATTGATACTGACGATACAGGCTCACAATTGAAACTTTCTGACATAGAAACTGGTGCGGAGATTCTAATATTCGGAGATGAACTACAAAACTTGATTATCAGCCTGATCCAACTTGGAGTGGAATTGGAGAGAATGTCTTGATAAACTATGAGCAGAAGGAAGACTTCATCCGAGTGAAGTGGAAGAAGAAAGAGCTTGGCCGGATTTATAATGAAGATGGCTCTTGGCATTATCGCCCACGAGGTTGTGAAGGTAAGATTCGTAGTGAAGAGTTCGTATCACTAACCGCATTGAAACGTTATTTGGAGGGTAAGGAATGATCACGTTAATATTTTTCAAAGTTGCTGTAACTGCCTCAATTGTATTCGCTCTCATGTGTCTGATCGAAGACTTTTGTAATCATGAAAATAAATCTAGAGGAGTTACTAAGCACAAGGTTCCAGATTTTGTGGCTTATGTGGGTGGGGCTTCGTTGATCATCGCAGTGGTATGCTATGTGGTAGCATTAATCATAGCATTAATCATGGCAGTGTGGCTGTAACCTCTTACTTTCAGCCGGGGATTACTTCCCGGCTTACTTTTACGTTGGCAAAACTTTCGCCAAAAGGTTTCAATATGGGAATTTATCCAAATTGTTTTCCTTTGGTAGGAGAAACGGCCAGCTTTTTATAGAGATGTACATACATTAACTGATACAGGAGATACTAGACATGGCTTACAAACTTCGTTGTGACTACTGCAAGTGTGCCTTCACTGCCTCCACACGTAGTGCTCAGTGCCCTAAAAATCATGGTCGATACCAGTCCACAACCTTCATTGAGGACGTGCTTGACACTGCCATAGACGTAGCAACCGCTGTAGCCGTGGCCCACGTCACGGGTGACATCTTTAGTGGCGCTGCTGACGTTGTGGGCAGCCTCTTCGACTGGTGATACGAGAAACGGCCAGCTTTTTACAGAAGTACCCGGACAGATTTTTATGCAAATCCCCGGCCAGTTTTTTACAGAGATGTGTCTAAATCTGTAGAGAATTTGGGTGGGGCTTAGGCGCCCTTCCAGAGAAAGTTTTGAAGCACGCCACTGCCCCGTGGACGGACATAGAGAATCATTCTCAACTGGCTTTGATAGCAATTCTCATTTGATACTGAGTTTGAGATGTATTCTCATTACCAGAACGTCGCCCACACTTCCCACCTTGTACTCCAGTGTCTGGCCTTTCGGCTTTCGTTCCTGCTATGGCCTATTATACAGAATCCACCACAAGAGGCAACGGGTAACAGTTTTTTTTTAATCACAAAATTTACTATCACAAAATTTTTCATTTGTCAAAATTATATAAGGCAAAATTTACAGTGGCTAAAACCACATAAGGGAAAAATTCCAATTCCGAAAATTACGAAAGCACTTTTTTATTGTGGCGAAAATTACATAAGATGAAAAAATATTTCTGAAAATTACTACAAGCGAAAAAATTTTTACAGACACGACTAGTGCCTATATGTACAAGCGACCTATAAGCGCTTGACAGGAAAATATTCTTGTGCTATTCGCACGCGCTCCCGTCTCCTTATGTACTGGCTCTCTAAAATAATTTGAAATTAAGTGTTGACGTGGTGTGTGATTTTGATAAGATGGCGGCACACCAAACGAAAGCCACTTACGGCTAAGGAAGAAAGGCAATGACAACTCCAGCACAGCAGCCAAAATTTCCCATTGACTCATTCGTTGAGGTCGTGGCTGGGGGTTGGGGCTTATCACCTGACCGCATCGGCGAGGTCATGGTAATTAAGGGTTTCACTTTGCGAGGCTCGGACGAGACCGTCTATCATGTAGCGGACCTCAACGGTGAGGATGTATCCCACTCCGCCTGGGAGCCATCTTTTAAAGCGGCTGTAAAGCCAGCGACTCTGCCACAACCTGTTGTGCCACCTATGCCGGTTAGCTTTACAGCACCACCAAGCCCATACACTGATTTACAGCAAACTGCCATCAATACTTTTCAAGCTATGTATGATGCAGCGGCGGCCTATCGCCGAGGCGAGCCATCGCCAAACGCTACTAGCTTGAATCCCGATTATGGCATTTGCGATAACATCGACCGTTTTGCCCGTGCTAATGGTTCCACTGAAACGCCAATGAGCGAGGTTAAGGAAAACTTTATCCGCCAAACTGAGGTTTACAGCGGTAACTACACTTACCCTGTGCCATGCCCAGAGGGTGGGGATGCGTCGAGCGCTTTTAGCCGGAACTCTAACAAGTGGAATGGCCCTTACGGCTTGAATCGCTTAGTGCAACTGGGTCAGCTTATCGAGTTGATCAAGAGTGACAAGTGGGAGGATTCAATGGTTAAACGTAAGACGCCAGCATTCCGCAACGGCTTGACAGTGGGTGATATTGTTGTGTATACTCGTCGAAGCGAGCATACTTACTGGGTATTTCGTCGTGATGATGAAAGCATGTCTCCAAGTTTTCATAAGATCGGAGAGCCTGACGACTATACCGACCTTGATTTGAACTATGTTCGCAAGGTTGATAAGGTCGATGTTCGTGACCGGACGGTTAGCGAGTTCTTGGCTGAATTGAAAGTCAAGCAAGAAGAGCAAGAAACTATCAATAAGCAGATGGCAGAGTTAGCAGCGTTGCTGGCGTCGAATAAAGCGGCTATTGCCTTGCTTGATTTTGGTTTGGCCGCTCAACACAAAGTTAAGCGCCTCGCTTAAAACAGTTGACGGGTTGTGTGGCTTCTGTAAAATGGGCCACACAAACAAGGGGATTCAAAATGTTCTGGAAAATTTATAACAAACGAACTGGTATAATGGTTGAAAAGGTGTGGTACACTTTGGCTACTACAGCCGAGGAGGTTTACGCCCAACTGGAATATGAATTTGACTTTGATATTCTGGTAGTTCCAGACTCTGAAGACTAAAATCAGTCGTTGACAGCTAGAGCTAAAGCCGTCACAATGACGGCACACCAAATGTATAGAGGGTTACAAAATGGCTACTGTATCTATCAGCAAAAAGCGTGAAATTCTTGATTCCGCGAAAGGCCAAATGTTCCAAGTGACTTTCGTCAAGGCAGACGGCACAGTCCGTACCATGCAAGCCAAGAAGTGGATTGAGAAAGCCTTGGCAAGCGGTGACAAAAATGTACGTGGTGTATCCACTGTACCACCTGAGAACTATTCTCTTGTGGACATTGAAGCCTATAAGGCTGACCCTAAACGTTCGTACCGCTCGCTTAAGCTGGAAAGCCTCAAGAGCGCCACAGTGGCCGGTATCACCTACACTTTCAACGAATAAGGGACACGACAATGCGTCTGATCAAAGTAAGCGAGTATCAAAAATCTTACCAATACGAACAAGCTAAGAAGCACGCCCGCCGTGCTGATATTGGCCGACGTTCGGGCCGTCGAGGCACTGGTGCCTGGGGTGTGTGGCGGGATTCATAATAACTTCAAGGGCAGGCAATCTAAAAGGTTGACCTGCCCTTTTCATGTCTGTACAATTCTCCTTATCGAAACGCAATTAAAGAGGCTGCATCATGACACAAGAATACTCAACAGTAGAAGCTGCTTTCAACTGTGCAGAACTGGCCCATTGGTTCCAAATCCCTTGCAAGCTGTTTAAAGAGGCCGGCAAGTGGTGTGTGAGGTTCTGATATGGCAGCTATTAGACGCCCGCCACGGGCGCCAGTAAAGCCTAGAGCTAAGCCAGTGGTGCCCTTGCACCAACGTATCCTGGGGAAGCATCAAGTCGAGCTTGATACAGTCGAGGATTTGAGGCACAAACTTGAGTTAGCATATGACGCTGACTCAATTGAGTATGATTCTTATCTAGACTGTCATGAGGTGCTAGACAATAGGGAGGCTAAAGCCCTAGAGGGCTTGGCAAAGTCAAGGGGAAAGCCCCCTGATAAGGTGGTCCCGATTAGGGTTAAAGTGGTTGAAACCAAACCATGGAAGCCCTGGCAAGTCAAGTTGTTTATGGTAGTTACATTTTTCGTATTCTTCAAATTCTTTTCTTTTAAGCCTTGATCTACAGCAAAAACGCTGTACAATGGCCCAACACAACCAATAGGTGATAGCATGTTTTACGTCCTTAACCCAGTATCCAGCAACTCTAAAGTGGGCCCAATGCCTGTTAGCACGTCGAATAGCTCGACATGTCCGGATGCTTGCCCTCTCAAGTTGAAAGGCTGTTATGCAAAGTACGGCCCAAGCGGTATGCACTGGCGCCGACTGGATGAAGGGCAAAGCAAGAACGCCAAAGAGTGGGGCGAGTTTCTTAAAGACGTAAAACGTTTGGGCCGTGATGTTTTGTGGCGTCATAACGTGGCCGGTGATTTGAACGGCGTAGATGACTGCCTCGACACTACTGGCCTTAATCAGTTAGTTAACGCCAACAAAGGCAAACGCGGTTTTACATACACACATTATCCGGTACTTGAGCAACAATCCCCACACGCTCCCCATAATAGCGAATGGATTAGAGTTGCCAACCTTCAAGGCTTTACAATCAACCTTAGCGGCAATGACGTTAATCATGCCGACAAGCTCAAAGCACTTGACATTGCCCCGGTTGTCGTGCTTATGCCCCGTGGTGCTGAAAAGGTTAGCTACACACCCAAGGGCAATAAGGTGGTGATTTGTCCCGCCGAAGGTAGCGACAAAGTTACATGCCTAACGTGTGGTTTGTGCCAGCTTCCTAAACGAGACTACATTATCGGGTTTCGGGCTCATGGTACAGCGGCGAAGACAGTTGAACTAATCGCAAGGGGTTGATAGAATGAAAGGCGCCAGCATAATAGCTAGGCGCCTTTTCTTTTGAGGTTTACAAAGTGAATTCAAGTGTATACGCTGCGCTCAATAGTTGTTCAACCACGGGCCTAGAAGAGCAAATAGCCTACATGGAATGCCCCACAGGCCAGATTGTAAGACTATTCCGTGACCACAAAGGATGGCATAGGATTGTGCTTTTTGAATCGATTGCGCCCAATAGTGGAGTTTCCGCTGTACTTGTGCAAGCCGACGGCGAGGTACACTATAAAGAAACTGCGCCACAAGCAAGGGGAAATAAGTATACAAGAATGCTACAGGTTGTGTTGACATTGTGGGGCATTAAGTGGTATCGCTCAACTCTGCTAACAGTTGCTGGCGCCGCTTGCTACAAAGACTAAAATAATTTGAAAAAGAGTGTTGACAGCCATAACCAACGCTGTAGAATTGACCACACAAGAGGCGAACAAGCCTCACAAGGCCGAAAGGCTAAACCTGCATACTAGGAATCGCACCCATGAAAGCTGTTAAATTCGATCTTCGCACCATGTCCGCTGACGCTGTAGTTGAACTGTCCAAAGTGTTGGCAAATAGTGGTGCTTTTCGAATTGAGCGGGGTGTGCGTTTCTCGGTTGTAGGCGAATCTTACAAGGTGTGGCAGTCTCAGAATGGCCTGTTTGTTTGGGTTGATAATTCCGGCGAACTGCATCAGGGTTACAGCGAAAATAAATTTAAAAAGAGTTTGCTTAAAGAATTCATTGCGGTAGAATACAAACAACAAAATGTAGTTTCTTTTGTTCCAGCCTAATTAAACCAATTTAAAAGGTAACGCATCATGTCTTACAAAGTCGAAGCTGTTAAAGAACTGGCCCAAGAAATTAAAGCTGCTGGCTTTCGTGTGTTTATCGCTAAAAGTGGGACACACGGTTTCTACACCGACGCGGCTGGCACTAAGGTTGTGAGTTTCCAATTTGACCTGGGCGGTTTCAAATTCACCGGAAACTATAAAACCAGCCAACCAAGCCGAACTGGTACGGGTTGGCAGTTGCAAGATGGCAGCTTTGAAGACATGTTCAAACAAATGCCACCAAATTGGGCTGTTGGTAGTGGTATCGATTGGAAATATACCACGCTTGAGCAACACTTGAAGACTTATCAAGCAAGCTCGCAATACGTTGAAGTGGGTGTAGAATGAAAACTATTCACTACGGTATGACCGAAGCTCAAGCCCGCCGCAAAGCTGGCAGTAATGGAAGTTTTCAAGGGCCATTGCCTTTGTGTGGCAATGGTAGTTTTCACGTTGACGTCACTAGCGCCCATTGGGCTGTGACTTGCGAGGCTTGCAAGGCTACCCTCAAAACTCGCCCTGCTTACCTGTAAAACAACCCTTGCATTGCCCGTTCAAACTGATAGAATGGGCACACACAAACGATAGAGGCAACGCAATATGGAACGCTATTTCATTCGCAACTGCTTAGGCCAGATTGTAGGCAATCCCAAGGGTTACACCACCTACAAGGGCGCCAGTATGATCTTTAATCGTCAGAAAATGCAGGTTGAGTTGATTGACCTTGCCCACGAGCTTGGCGTTAAAGGCAGTTCGCAAAATAGTGTTTTGATTGGCTCTATCAAGTTGGAAAAGGTGGGCGAAGAGCCTGTCAAATCTCTGACTATTGTTCGAGTAGAGGGCCAGACTGGTCGTGGAATGTATGACCATCTGTGGTTTGACTGCGGTCTACCTAACGACTCCGCACACCCAACCGTACTATCTGACTCACTGTATCAGAAAAGTTTAGCTAAAAATGGCTTTGGTCATACCTGGGAACCAAGGGGGCACCGGTTCGGCTTTCTTAACCTGGACATGCTACGCCGTTGGATTTACTCTGACGACTGGGTCACTGCATTAAGTGATAGAGGTGCCGTCTTGTGTACCTACAGTGTTCCTGTAGATTCTGTTATCGTGGGACGAACTCAAGTGACGTTTGACTACGAAAAAGCTGTTTGCCTTTATCGAAAACCGCTTGCAAGCGTCTTGGAACAAGACTAGAATACTCACACACCAACAAAGGAACCAAGCAAAATGAATATTAAACAAGCCCACTCTGTACTGATCGCTAGAGGCTGGTGCAAGTTGCCCGTAGAGGTTAAAGAGCCAAACGCCCAGGGCGAGTATGGCGTCCAGTATATCAACCAACAAGGGCAAATTTTCTGGCTCAACCCTGTTACCCTGAAAACTGGCCCACAATAAACAAAGGTATTGCCGCTATGACCATCACCGTAACCAGCTTGACCCACCCAACCATGATTGCTAAAATCCGTCAAGCCCTCTACTACGCCCATAAAGGCGAGGGCCACAAGATGGGAGGGCATGATAAGCGGTGCTATATCAAGAACGCCAAAGGCCATAACATCATGCGTCTTAACTGGGTTGGTGGTGAACAGGGTTTCATTGTATATGGCGATCAAGCTCGCAATATTACCCATATTGTCAAGAAAGCGTTACAACGAGCTAAGGAAAAGTCTCGACAAAAGGCTAAGAGAGCTTCTTATGCACTGGCCTACAGTGGTTACAACCCAGACAAAGCTGGTAGCGAACAGCTTAGCAAAATGGCCCTGGTGTGTGGCCTGACTCTTGCCCTCACAGGCTGTCAAGCCCCTGGAGCAATGACAGCTCTCTATAGTGTGTTGGGGAGTTTGTTTACATGAACATCAAAATCATTCTCATTAGGGCTAAGAAGCTGGCCGAAGTGTCTCGTAATGGGAAGGTTTTCACAAGTGGCACAGTCTACAATATGAGCCACTTTCGTCAGGTTGAAAAGCGTTTCAAAGCGTGGGACGCCCAAGGTTGGCCCTACATTCCAGAGGATGAAAGAGAATGAATCGCACAAAAGAAACCTATTACATGCAGTCCGCTGCAATAGCACGGGCCAGCTTCTATATGGCCGAAGGTCATAGTGTGAGCTTCTATCGTGATATGCAAGACGGCCACCGTGTGTGGATTGTCGAGTGGACGCCTTAAAATAATTGCCCGTCCACTGAAATAATGTGTTGACGGGCTTTTTCGTTCCTGTAGAATAACCACTATGGAAAGGCAAAACGCCTAACCCAAATCCTCTAAGGTGACAGCATGAACGTTATGGCCCAAGCTCACAAAATGACCCGCGAAGCAATGTCGAAAGTTGATAAATCGGTTTGTGTTATCACCTACAAGCAAGCCTTTTCCGTCTACTTGCGTGCCGCTCATATCGCTTACAAGGAAGAGTGCAAAAACTCCCCTATCGACTGGTACAGCGTCGAGGGTCACGTGGTTTGCGAGGAAACCGGCACCTACATCCCTTTCTATGAAGGCACTAGCAAAGCATCCGTGGCGGCTGCAAACGTCCTTTGGTACGTCGAAAACTTTGATAAACATTTTGTTAAAGTTGTAGCCAGTCGTGAGAATGGTAGCGTTGTTGTAGAGAAGGCAAAAACAAACTACAAATAAACCGCTTGCAAGGGGCATTATCAAGCTATACAATGCCCCTACACCAACACAGACAAGAGTGATACAAAATGGCAAAGCGTTTGATCCACACCGAAACCCACACCACCGGACTTGGGATTGTTCACACTGCTAAGGTGTATCGTGATAGTGAGTGGAACGAGTGGCAAGTGGTTTTTGCTCGTGACCGTAACACGAACTACAAGGCGAGCTATCACGCCGGTGATAAGGCAGACGCCATTGATACAGCCAAGTATCACATTCATCGTATGTCCAAACAGTTCGCATAATCAGGGGTCACACATGATCATCACCATTATCGAACTGGCCCTGGCCGCTTTCATCATCGTCGGCCTCTATAAGCTGTGGAGCGTGTAACATGATCTTCGCAACTGTCCTTAGCCTGTGCATGTCCGCATCATACAGCGACTGTAACGACTACATTGTCGACGTCGCCCCAACAAGCAAAGACTGTAAAGTCAACCTTATCAACCACTCCAAGCGTATGGCTAATGTGTGGGCTCTCGATTCACTGCCTGCCCTGGCTAGCTTCTTGAAAGAGTTTCACATTGTAGAACAAGTCGAGGATATCGCAAGCTACGACTACACTTGTCAACCCATCGCTGATAAGGATGTTCCTTAGAGCTTGTAGTCGTTGAACATGAGCCCGCCATGAGCGGGCCTTTTCATTCCTATCAACATGAGCCAAATTCAAGTTGCTTGCTGTGAACATGAATCTAATTCGTTTGACAGGTTTTCATTCGCACGGTACAATACCTTAAGAGCTTTACCTTTAAGCGACAGCTTAAGGAAGTAATCCGATAGCTATAAAACATAATAACAAAACTCCTAAAGAATATCAACCCATAGCTTCGCTATAAGGGATTAAACCTTATGACCTTCGGTCATGTAGTTTGCACGGATCAAAAAGCGATAGCTTTTGTGGTTATCAATTGTAAAATATCTATAACATAAACCCCTAAAAACTATCTCAAAACCTAAGCCAAGGCTTAGAAGGTTAAACCCTCAGACCGAAGGTCTAAGAAGGTCAAGAGCGGGCTGTAAGCCCCGTATTACAAGCGTTAGAGGCTATCCTACCCAATGCTACGCATTGAAGAGAAAACCCCTCAAATCAACGCTAAACCCCTTTCTAGCTCTCTGCCTCGCGTGGGTGAGCCCCGTTAGGGGCGAGACACTAAGCGAAGCGCTCTCACTTTCAGTGAATTGTCAAGAACTTCCTTAGATCATTACGCTATGTCCTACGGACAAACAGTTCTAACACCATGAGGGCAAATCCTCCCCAGTTGGCACACTTCTAGCAAGGCATATTGCATGCCAGGAATATCACCCCCTAGAGGGACAACCCCCATGGGCATGCTCGCCCTATGCACACACCCCTAACATGAATAACTCTCATGAGAGAATGAATCACACATGACAATACATCCTATGTGCGAGCAATCCTACATGTTAATCATTCTCATGTGTGCATACGCACAAGTACAGAGCCACACGCTCTAATGCGAAGCATTGAAAGGCTAGCCCCTGGAGGGTGATACACACTCATGAGGATAAACCCTTGCCGGTGTGACCCTTTGAGGGAGATGTTCCACGTGGAGCAAATCTCTTTTATGGTGGAACGTTTGATGGGGCGAGCCCTCCCTAATAGGATTGATTCCCCTATGGGAGTGACTTTCCAATGAGAAGTGTTCTCGTTATTTTAGAATTACGAGCGGCCAGCTAGTGGGCCTTGTGTTGTCGTTAAGCACCTCTCGCTCAAAACCGGTCCTGCCAGACCCACGCTCAAAACTGGCTCCGCCACATCCCTTTATATTTTCCTATGTCAAGGTGGAACACTCCGTCAAGTGGTGTTTATTTTTGGCGGCGGGATTTATTTTTGTGGACAAAATGTTGGTAGTATTGTAGAATTAGTAAAGGAGATACATACACTAAACCCCTATAGGGAGATTAAACAATGGCAACAATTGATGAACAGTACACACTAGTTTCGCAGCTTGGCATTTACGGTGCCATCAACCAGGGTGCGTTTCAAAACACCCTTGATGGTAAAGATGCTCCGCCAGCTTTCCATATCGTACACAGAGGAAGCATGGCTACCTTCACCCCTTCTGAAAGTGATAATGGTGCATACACTGTGTTTGACTACGCAGGTGATATGGTGATTACACTTCCAGCTTCGCTGTCTGCACCAGAGCTAAACCCATTTACAATGTTTGTAGTTAACACTCTTGGAAGGATTGACTTCGTGTGCGAGACTCCCTTCATTGGGTATGCTCCTCACGTTGAGCAGAACGTTACATGTGGGTTGCTGAGAGGTATGACCAACTGGTATGCTTCAGGGACAAACAACAAAGCAGAGCTTAGCTAATGACTCCGGTTATTTCACAACTGTTCAGCAGTTGCAGGGAGAGGAATCTTCGCACTCTGGACGATAATGTCCCTGATGAAAACTACCTGTTCTTGGTGACAAATTATGTTCCAGATATTGGGTCTTCTATATGGAAGTCATTTGATAACTCTGTGCAGATGAATCCACTAACAGGGTGGACAGGCTTCTACTACACTTGGATGCCTGATCGTTCTATCTTTGCTGGATTCAGAACTCAGAAGTTTGGGTATGGCTTTGTGCACCCTAGTGCAACGTCCAGTGGAGAGCTTTATCTGAGAGTGCAGATTGGTATTCCAAAAGCCCCAGCGGCGTCTGGTCAGTGGTGGGCGTACTCTGAGAATCCTATTGTGGTGATCAAGGATAACGTCGATCAGAGCCTTAAGCTGTCTCTTTCTTGGCTGTATAATGGTGACACTAACGCTGCTACGAGAGACTTGAGTAGAACGTTGGTTCTTAAGTTTGTTGATAGGGATGGTGTAGACAGGACGTTATCTGCTGAGTATGTTTTCCCAGTTGGTGAGGAGTATATGAACATTGATATCAAAGTGTTCCTTCCTAAAGATGGTCCTGCCCAACTTGTGGCGGCTCCACTGGAAACAACAAACCCTCCAATCGTAAACACTTCTCTTACAGTTGGTAGAGGGTACTACGATATACAGCCTGATCAAACTCTTGCAGTAAACTCCTACGATGGTGTAACACCTACAAACTGTCTGACACGTTACATGAGAGTTGGTATTGGTAACAAGATTACAACAGCTAGACCATGAAAAAGCCCCGCTTATGCGGGGCTTCTCTTTGCCTATGTTTAAGCAGGGCAGTACAACACTGTCCGATTGCAATTACCACCACGGGCCTCTCGCACTCTAAGGAGTAACCCATCTTCAACGAGCTTTCTCAAGATTGGTGTCCTAGCAAGGCTAGGCATATATCTACAGTTGACAGCCATTCCGAGTGGATACTTCCTAACCAGATCGATCCAAAACTGACGCTGTTCTCTTGGAGATAGAAGTAGAAGTCTCCTATCCCATACACTAGTTGGTGCCCTCATTTAACCTCCCAAGGAGCGAGCAAAGTGTCTACAGAACGTACCAGTCCATTGCAGTAAGCACAGTGCTTTGTGGTCCATGTAACCTTACCACCATAGGGGTAGGTATACTCATGGTGCTCGGTCTGTTGCATGTCAACTGGGTGGGAGCAAGCCAGTTTAAGTGACTCAGCACGCTTACGCAGTGATACTATCTGGCTCTCTATTGCAAACGCCTCACCAGCCTGATAGGCGATTTCAAACATCTTGTCTCCAAGACCTTCACACTTTGTGATTCTATGTGTCATGATTCCTCCTTTGACACTACTTCATGCAAGTGTTTGATACAATCTTTGCAGAGGATGATTGGTGCGCTCTTACCTGAGTAGTGGAACGGAATCACCACCATGTCATCAGCAGATGTGTACTCACACAGACGACAGCATGCCCTTGTCTTTCTCACTTCAAACTCTTTCATTAATTATTTCCACCCCATTAGGCCGTCTACGTCACCATTTTCACGGATACAGAATACAGGATAGCACACCTCTCCAGTCTCTACGATGTAGACACAGAAGTTTGAGCCACAGTGGTAATACGCCTCGTCAGCGTCGAAGCTATCAAGAGCATCTTTATTCTCTACGTCGAACTCAATCATTGTTGATCCTCCCATTTGACCCAAGCTGTACACTCACGGTCTTTGTTCTTCTTGTCTTTATAATGTGCTGTACACACTATAGCTCTGTTACCAGCTCTGTCAGTGAACCCTTCAATGAGCATCTGCACAGAGTGCGTGCCCTCAGCTTTCCAGGGTGGAATATAGGGTATGATCTTTCGCGTCTTTCCAGCGAGCAGCCCTGTAGGTTCATCCATTCTCAGTAGTCTCCATACCGCTTGTTCAAGCTCTTCATCATGGAGTCAGCACACTCGTCTCCCTCCCAGTGACGGACATTTTCGATGTGCTCGCGTTCTTCCATATACTCCCAATCTGTCATCCGATCCTCTTGGTGATCTGAATCCTCGTAAGCACTCATTGCGGCTTACTCAGGTCAAGGCCAATTGGTTGTGGAATCTGGATATCCATGCGGTCAACTATTAGGCACAGCGCGTGTCGGATTGCATTTTCCACGACTAGCTTTGTGGCAGCACGGTTTCCATCACACATGTAAATAGCTTGCTCAGCACGTTCAGCAATGTTTAAAACTTCCTGGCTTGTTGGCATTGGTAGTTTCATTCTGGAGTTTCTCCTTTGATGTATTTTTGCATCAGTGTTTTGTAGTCAAGCGTCTCTCCAGGGTGAGCCTCCTTATAAGAGGCCACCCACCAAGACCAACCACCAACAGTGTCTTTAGCTGTCTTCACCAGTTACACCCGCAGTGTGATGGATGACCTTGAGGCATACAGCAAACTTTCTGTTGTGGTGCTCCCCAGCCAGATTGGTAACTGGCCTGAACTGCCCACTCTAGATTGTAGAGTTCACGTTCTGCCTCTTCGATAATACGTTTGAGTTCTTGCCTCCGCATTTCAATGGTCTTCACCGAATGATCCTCCCGTTAAAGTTTGCATACCCTTCTTTATCGTCGTCATCGTAGATGGTCCATGTAGACCTACACTCGCAGCACGCCACACTGATCCAGTAGCAGTCTGAAGTGGGGTCATAGTTACCAGTACTCCCGCCATACTTACCTGTCTTGTCAGTGTGAGGGCAGGTAGCTTGCAGTTCAGCCAGCTCTTGGGACAGTCGACTACGCATTGTGATGATGCGTGCTACACGTTCTTTGATAGTCATTTCTGCCAATTGTAGCACCCCCCACGGTCTCCCCAGCAGCAACACTCCTTACCTTTGTCACAATACCCTGTAGAGCCAGTCAGGTGCAATAGGGCACCTTCGATGGTTCCCATTTTGTCTACTGCTTCCTTCGCCTCTTTAAGGCCGCACCCTGCACGTTCCCGTACAGTCTTGATCATCATCACCTTACTAGCTACGAGTGGTGTTGGTGTGAAGTCGGATGCCCACTGCACTGCTGTTTCAGCAATAACTTTCTCATTTTCAAGGGCCAGGAGAAGGGATTCAAGAAGTTGGACGGCCTTCTCCTTGTTTGCATGCTGACTACGCTCACTGTCACAGGAGATACCAAGACCTGACGGAATATGGTGTGCAATGATCCCACCTGTGGTGAGGCCAACAGTCATACCGCCAGCCCCATGTCCAGTCTGTGGCAGGTAGGATGTGATTCGGATATCAAACAGACTAATCGCCATAGTGGAGTATTTCCTCAAAAGTGTTTTCAAAGTTTTCTAGAACAGCCTCGTTGAACCAACGGCTTGCTCCTGTGGGGCAGAGTGTACCACATTTAGCTAATGCGTCAATGAATTTCTTATATTCTCTCTGCTCTTTGAGGTTCTTTTCGTGCTCGGTTTGCACGCCATACCAACCATACCCGGAGGTTTCAATCTGATGACCCGCATCGTTCACCAGTACAAGCACTTGCTCGGTGAATCCAGGGTTCCGTTCAGAGCGGTAGACATAACTGCTCTTGAAGTACCAGTTTTGGTTTCCAGCAATACGTTGGAGTTCATAAACCAAGTGCTGAGATACCTCAAGTGTTTCCTCTAGCTTCTTGTAGAACGTGAAGTCGCTAGAACCGTATCCGTTCTCCATACGATAGCATTTGCGTTTGTCCATTAATCCCTCCCTCTGAATAAGAACATCAAACTTTTGAAGCTCAAGTCTTTGTACTCTCGTACTGACATGTGCGAGCCGTCCGTGAGGACATAGAGCATCCCTTTGTGAGGGTGCTGGAAGAGGTATGCACCTCTCAAGCGTTCCCTCACCTTCGTAGCTTCAGACCCCTTCATAAAACTCCTTATAAGTAGCACTCTGAATAGAGTACACCTTCTTGAAATACTTCCTTAATCTGACCAGCTTCTTTCGCTACGGTCCAAGCTTCCTGTCTTGTCATATAGACTCCGTATTGGTCCACAAAGCCTTGTTCGGTGCGGACATCATGGTTGTGGGTCTGCTCTTCTGTAAGGTGTAGAGCATCAAGCATCAATGACATCACCGGGCAGAAGTGTCTGTTACCCACAACGAGATTGCCGTCTACAATGCAAGCTGCCATAGAGACAACCCTTTGAACAGTGTCGAACCTTTCCCAAACTGGGACGCCACCTTCGTAGACCCAATCCAAGTGTTCTTGGAAGCGTTTAGTTTTCTTATGTGGCATCATTCCTCCGGCTCAATGGTGATTCCCCAGGCATCTAGTGCAGCCGTTAGGGAGGGGTAAAACTTCTTAGGGTGTCCTATGTAAGACCGTGCGTAAGCACGAATCTCTTCATTCATAGGTAGTTCAAACCACGGGAGCGGTTCTTCCGCCCCGCAGATGTCACAGACTTTGGGAGTGTGTGGTTGTTCCATTTTCAATTACCACCGCTTCATGAGAGTAGTAGCCATTATGCTCGTTATAAGCCACAAATTGCAAGACACCTTTTGAAGTTTTGATGTTCACGAACATGCAATCACTCTCATAGACGCTACCCAGGGAAGTGGTTGCTAGTTTACTGTCAACAACCTCTGCACTCAGGTACTCCGCACCTACGAACTCTTCTAGGGAGTCCTCAGAGGTTAGGTAGCCCCAGTTCTCACAGCAGCTCTGACCATTGCTGATACCCATCTTGATCTGCGTGTCGTCTTCAAGTGTGATAACGTAGCCGTCATAACCGCTCCAAGAGCCACGGCCCCAAGTAGTTTCTTCGATAGACTTAATCTTCATTTTACTCTCCTTATATTTTGATTTTATGTACACACTTCCCACAGGTCAGTCTCCCCAGTATGAAAGCTCTTCATCAACAGCTTCCTCTGGTGTGAGCCAATCCTCAAAGGACAGTCCTGCATTGTCAGAGTTTTCCCACAGAGTCTCAGCAAGCTCATATGCCTGGCTAATCTCCTGTGGGTCCACACCATCGTACATCTTAAGTGTGAACATGTACCCAACGGCCTCTTGAAGCCACTCAGTTGTCAGGCGTTCAAGCTTATCAGCTTTTGTCTCTACTACGAAAGCGCGTACTGCTGTCATTTTATTTTAGCTCCCAAGATAATACTCCCACAACCGGCGAACCACGCAATGGCGAGCCATAGAAGAATGTACTGATGTGCATGTGAATCATAACACCTCCAGAGTGGCCGTACTAGGCCAAAATTTCAATCGCGTTACGCTACAAGGTCTTCCCAAGGAACGTCCGCCATGACGAAGTTTTCGTAGGGGAACATCACCTCGACTGCCTCGCCGAGTTCATTGTACACACTGTACGAAACAAACTCTCCCAAGAATGCCACGTCTTTGAAGAAGTCTTTCCAGACCCTCGTGCGTACTCCGTGAGGCAGCCCTACAGGAAGCGAGAGCAGGAGCTTGTTCAGCTTAACAGCTTCATCCAGTGCAAGCGGAACGTCTTTGACGTAGAAGTTGATACTCTTTGCCTTCATCACTGGGCAGTAACTGTAGTCAGAAATCTGACCTACTGGGCGGTAAGGGTTTGGCATGTAGAACATTTGAATCTCCTATAGAAAAGCCCACACCTTTGTGGGGTATGGGCTATTGTAGCACGTTATGCGAAGGCTTTCAATACTTCGTTAGGGTTGGCCTGGGCCGACTCACCAACTGGTTGGAAACCCCAACCATTGCCAGTACGTTGCAGAGTACCCACGTGCAGTGCAGTACCATTTACGAACTGTTGCAGCTTGTATTGTGCCAACAGGTTATTGTCTTGGTCGTACAGATCGAAACTACCACCAGCAATCATACTGAAGTCTTGTTGACGTGCAATCGCGTCGTGCAAGAAGACAAAATGCTCAATCTTGTCGATGTTTGCTGGAACTTTACCAATCTCAACGAAAATTTCTTCGTCATCCTGACCATCAACGTCTGCACCGTTGCGGTTATCACGAGGCAGAACTACAGCACCATTGTAGCAATCTTTGTTGTTGAAGAAGCAAACATTCTTCATATCACCTTGGATACTGCCATTGCTGGTCAGGAACATGAAGATGTCAAGGTCAAACTCATGGCCTTTGCTTGCCATTGGGTGCAGGTTCCAGTTCAGAGCACCACGCAGACGGGTCAGCGAAGGTGCAATTTTGGTCAGGTCCAACATCAGGGTATCTTTGCTCAAGTTAAGCTCCATTATCAAGTTCCTCTTTAGTAGTAAGTTGAGGCGCCATTTTGACGCCTCTTTCAGTTTCAGTTTGTGTCAAGCTTCTTTGCTGAGTTTCTTAGCAGTAAATGCAGCCGCTACAACGATACCAGCACCAACAGCTTTAGCGATCCAGTGGTTCACTTCGCCGATGTATTCAATGAAGTGTGCGTCAGATACGATCATTTCAGCACCAACAACACCCAACATACCAGCACCAATCCAGATAATCACTGGGAATTTATCCATCAGACCAGACAAGTACTTAGCACCGTAGACAATGATTGGGATGCTCAATACGATACCAGCGATTGCGTACAGTGTAGAGTGAGCACCAGTGCTAGAAGCAGCACCTGCCACAGCCATTACGTTATCCAGCGAGAGCATGAAGTCAGCTACAATGATGGTCCATACAGCGCCCCAAATTGTAGATTTCTGTTCAACTTCTGGGTCTTCTTCATGACCTGTCAACAGCGAGTAACCAATCCAGACCAAGTAAATACCAGCGAAAATCTTCAGGAATGGGATACCCAGCAAGAAGGTTGCGAATACCAGCAGGACAGCTCGGAGTGCGATGGCGCCAGCAGTACCAAGCAGGATTGCTTTACCACGAACACTTACAGCCAGAGAAGCACATGCCAGAGCGATCACGATTGCGTTGTCTAGACCCAGAAGCAGGTCAATCATCGTGATCTTAAAGATCGCAGCCCAGTCGAGCATTGCGAAGAATTCCATCATTTTTGTTTCCCCTTTCAGTTTGTTTGTGTGGGGCCATCTTATCTAATGGCCCCCATATTGTCAACTATTTATTTGGTTGCGAACGCTTTAAATTCTTCGTTCAGCAACAGCTCATAGAACTTGTTCTGATCGATAGCCTTCGGGTCCGTGATGTACAGCACTTCAACAGTGTCATACTTCGCAGCGATAGCGTCCAAATAACGTTTATCGCAACCATTACCGATAGCAACGATCTGTACAAAGGTGTTCTCCAGCGAGTCTAGCTGAGCTTCAAACTCACGCTTATCGTTGTTGGCACCATCGGTGATCAGTGCCAGATAGGTTGGGGTTACAGGCTTAGCTGCACCGAAACCGAACAGACCGCGTTTTGTTGCCTGACCTTTCAGACCTGCAATAGCGTCTGCGAAGTTTGTCCCGCCGCCTGCACGAATACCATGCTTACGGATGTAAGTGTGTGCATCATCTACAGTCATATCTGGTGTACGGTCAAACGAAGTGTTGAAGAAACCAATCTCCATCTTGCCGTCATCATCAAATTTCATAGCTGCTGCCAGGAACAGGTCAAGAGTGTCTTGTACCCAACCACATGCGAACTCGTCGTCCATCGAGCCAGATTTATCTACCGCCAGCTTTACTGCCATGATGATTGGTGTGAAAATCTGAGCCTTTTCAAGATTCAGTTCCAGAGCTTTGGTCAAGTCTAACATTGGCATACCCATATATCCTCCTTTGGTTTGATGTGTTAAATACTACCGGATTGTTTTAATGCTGTCAACAGACTTTTTTGTCCATTTGCCAGCTCTTTTGCATCTGTAGTGCAACGTGCAACGTCATCTCGCTCGATCTGACGTACCTCAGTTACAGTCTCCAGTACACGCTGACGCAATGTGCTCAGAGTCTCAGTAGAGATGGTCGCAGTACCCAATGCCTTAGCACTGTTGATGGCAGCGATCTTAGCACCTTCACTACCTTTGAGCAAGCTCTTTTCAGTGAGGTCACGCACGTTACTCACGAGCTGGATGCTGCTGTTCACGTCCAGGGTCTGTTTGAACAAAGCAAACTCCATCATGATTACTGGAATATTCATCATGATGCCTTTCAGCGTAGACACTGCTGTACGGCTCGACTCCTGCTGCTGGCGAATCCGTGGACTGTTGATTTCAGTCATAGTTTTCAGACGCAGCAGGGTGTCCAGCTTCAACTTCAGACGGTGAATCTTAGACTCAGCATCACGCACCATCTGAGCTTCCATTGCAGCGTTAGGACCACTCAGGTCAATCTCAGGCCACGACGCAACTTGGGATTCACACATGTCGATCAGGCTCTGTACTTCACGCATCTCAGAGGTGATCTTACCATAGTGGTTGTAGTTCTCGCCATACAAACCTTCCATGTCAGTGATCCACTGTTGTTGAGTGGTGATGTTCACGGAGATTTTATTCTCCAGGTCACCAAACACTTGCTGTGCAGAAGATAGACGCATGGTTAGCGTATTCTTCAGGTCACTGAATTTGTTCTGGAACCAGCCTACCACACCACCCTTCTGAAGGGAAGCAGGATCAAGCTTATCAGCTTCAGAGGCAATAACAGTTAGGATTGCACCTAGCTCTTCAAACTTGCCAACAGACATTTTGGTGATAATCTTCTGAGTGGTGTTACCCAACTCACGAGAGACGTTTTCACCAATACGGTCAATGTCTTCGTCAGACACGACCAGATTACGTGATGGCAGGCCAGCTTCACGAATTGTGGCAGGGAACGCCGAACTCCTGCCAACAGGGGTTTCGGCGATCACAACTGAAACCTCACCAGCCTTCAAGCCACCAGTTGGCGCTGGCTGAAGTCCCGCTCTAGCAAATACTTTACTCATAGTGGGTTTACTCTCCTTTCTCAATTCGGCCAATTTCTGTAGGGGTGTCACTGTGTTTACCACTCCATTTTAGTGTGCGGCCATTCAGCCCGTGGAAGAGAATATACCCGTCTTTCGAGAACAGGTCAACACCTTTCGAGACATCTTCCCCGTAACGTGTTGGAACTTCAAACCCCTCCAAGTCGTAAAAAGACCAGCGCTCGCCGCAGCACTCACACCAATAACGAGCATCATCTTTGTCGATCATATCTTGCATAATAGCAAACGCTTGATCAACGTTCATAGCTTGTACGAATACAACATCTGCAACAAAATCACCACGCTCGTAGTAACCACCAGAGTTATTCTGGTCAAACTCGTACCACAAAGCACCTTCAATTTTTACTGGAAGCATTCTCTTCTCTCCGTTTGTTTGCACCCTTAAGTGCTGATGTGAGTGATTCTACGCATCATGGTTATCGGTGTCAACACTTTCTTTTAGGCAAAGAAAAGCCCGCACAAGGCGGGCTATTCGATTAAGCAGTTAGCAACTCTGGAGTTGGTACTAGCAATGACGGATCAGCAGTTGGTACTGCTGGACCGGACAACTTCTCTTGAGCGATAAACTCACGATCAGTTTTATAGCGTGCATGACCGCCATCTGCAAAGTACACGTGGTACTGAGACAGAACACCTTTGTGTGGTGCCACAATTGTGGCTTTCCAGGCAGCCACTCCAGCACTGCCTGTAGTAGTCACGTCAATCCAAAAGCTATCCAGAAGTGGACCAGCCCCGGCGTTGTCCATGATACCAACCCAAGCGATTGTGTAAATAATTACTCTTTGTGCCATCTTTCATTTCCTTCTATTAGGGGAAGCAGAACCTACCTCCACAGCGTATTGTAACACATCCATTAAGATGTGTATACCTCTATTGTAGGTTGGACCTACGAGCCAGCGAGAATCTTCAATCTTGTCAAGCAGGTACATTCGGTCGTCTTCATCAAGCAAAACCGCTGCTGATGCAACTCCCTTTGTAAGGTTGTCAAGGTATTCAAGATACTCGACACCAGCCTCTCTAGTCATCCCACCATGAGCCATACTACATACCTCCGATCCACTTGCTTATTCGTTCAAAGTCTTCAGCCTTGTTCAAGTTGAAGGTGTCTATGCCGTTTTCTTTAGCAAGGTTGATTGCCGTAGCAGTCCCGCCTTTAGGATTACCAGCTTTATCGAGACGTGTCCATGCTATCAGCATTTTTGAAGGTGCGTCAAGCATTTTCCCTAAGACTTGGAACACATTACGTGTGTGCATCTTCCTTGCACCAGTTTTACAGGCTGACCAAGCTGGGTGTATAGCCTCAGCCATACCCTCAGCAATGCGCTCGTCTGTGAGCTTTATATCGCTTGGGAGTATATTTAGCCCTCCATGAGAATACTTATAATGGTCCTCGTAGCCAGCCCATGGAAGATAAATCTCTGCTGGAGTCCAACTCCAAGGACCATCTAAACCAGCAAACCTGAACATTCCATTTTCAAAGGCTTGGTCAGCCCCCAAAGCACCTCCAGATCGTAAGGTCCACCCTTGAGAGGCCAGCTTGTGGCCGACCTCTTCCATCAGGTTTAGAATGTTAGCAGGCGTCTCGCGTGAGCCCACGCCTGTGTAGTACTTCATCACTTAACTTTCCAAGGCTCTGACTCAGACTTTGGAGTCTCTGGAGGCAGACCTACGTTAACCATAGCCAGGATGCTCACCTTAACGGCAGACAACGCATCGCCGATCATTCGGCATGGCAGGATGAAGAACCCAAACACAGCTTCGCCGCAGGCTTCCTTGAAGTCTCGGGTAGACACCCGACGAACCTCTTTAAAGCGGATGCTGTAAAGAAAGTAGAAAACGTAAGTCACATAGAGGATTCCGTATGCGATTGCAAACTTAATCCAGTGTTCAAACAGAAAATCCATTGCAGACGAAAACATATTAATTTCTCCCCGTTTCTTTACGCCATTTGGCGTCTAGTGTTTTGATAAGAGCATCAAGCTCCTTGAATTTTTTGGCTTTGTAAAGCTCAAGGCATTGACTGCCCGGAGCCAGCCAAGTGTCTTTGTACTTAACTGCGTCTCTGTACACTATTTATCCCGCTTTTCACAGAACCAGTAGGTAGCATAGCAAGCACAACCAATCACCAACAACTCGATCAGCATAAATCTTCCTCCCTCAGTACATACACCGTTACTGTAAAACGTTCGTCGAAGACACTATCAACAATCTCAGCAATTGTATCCCAGTCACCACCGCCAAGGCCAGCCCCAATCTTAGGGAAACCTACTTTAAAGTAGTTAGGCTGATACTGTGTAGCAGTTAGGATGTCATTCCGCATGTGGGTCAAAGCCTCTTCAAGCTTACCATAATCAGTGTACCCCTTTGCGTCATAGCCGTAGTTGTATTGACCATAGAGGTTGTAGATCAACCCACAACTTCCGTCATCGCGGTCGTGAACACCAACAGAGCAGTCACCAAACTTACCAACGTCGCCTTTTTCAGTCTCCTGATCAGCGTACCAAGCATCAGGAAACTCCATCTTGATGGCTTTAGCCACACCAGAGTTCATGGTACAGAAGCAGTTTGCCTGATGCCCAATAACACTCACCTCGCCAGATTTGAGGGCTTCAGTTAAGTCACCAACTTTGTACTTAATCTTATTGTCATTGTACTTAGTCATATTTAGCCATCTCCCGCTCGTGCCACTTTTCATGCACTTCATCTGCAAATGCAACGATGACACAGAAAATGAATAAACCAAAAAGCAGTTCCATAAAACCTCCTTAGAAAAGAAGCCCCTCCGAAGAGGGGCGATACATCATGCCGAACGGGTACGAATTTCATCCAGTGTTACACGGCTCAGGAAGACACCATCACGGTAGAACACTTTTAGGGCGTTACCCTCTTCTTCTTCCCACTCTTTGGTCACATTATCGTCAAGCTCAAAACCAGCCTCAGAGTGCATAACGTACAGACGACCTTTAGCACTTTTCTTCTTGCTGTCAGTCTTCGGGTCTTTGAAGATTGCGACTTCTTCGCCGTTGATCACGGAGTTAGTAGCCTTCACAGCAAAGCCGAAGGTGTCACGGGTGTTGCACTGGTAGGTGTAACTACCAACCCCGAAGACAACGTTTGCAGCAGCAAAGCCCTTCTTGGACAGACGATCCAGAATCTCCAGAGCACGTTTGGTGGTAATACTGTCACCATAAATCAGGCCAATGTGCGAGTCAAGCAGTTTGTGACCAGTTTCGGTGAGAGTCCCACCAAAAGTGTCATACAGAACCTCGATTGCGCCTTTTACTTCTGCTTCAGTGATTTCAACCTGAACATAGTCGTAAAAATCACAACCACGCCAGTCATCGTAACCCTCATAGCTGATTTCGTAGTACTTACCGTCAACACGAACGTAGTCATAGCCAAGGTCATGATATTCACCACGATCACTGTTATTCTCAAGTGCTTCCTGAGTGGTATCAACCACACTGAAACCACAGATCACTTTAACAGGATCACCAGAGTCTGGACGCACCACCAGTTTACCCGGTTGTGGGCCAAATCCTTCACGTGCCATGATCACGTCTTTCAGGTATGGATACCCACGAGTCAGCATACCCCAGAAGTCGTATGTATCCGATACGTTAGAGACGATGCCGTTAGGTACAATCTGAGTGATCAGGACATACACAAACATCACTTCTGCGATCAGACGCATGTCTTCTTGCTTGCCCAACATCTTGAAGCAGATCAACTCTTGCTCGGTGCTCACGAATTGGTACTTGCTGGCTTCCAACTCATTTTGGATGCTGATAATGTTGTTCGAAGTTACGGCGTGCTCGGTAGCAGGAACGCTGATACCAATCAAACCTGTCGCATCGTAGTAACGCTTGGCGTAGGTGATAGCTGGCAGAGTGTCAGTGCCAATGAACTGAGTCAAGTGGCCGATACCGCTACGTGCAGCGTCTTCGATACCGCTCATACCACGCATCGAGAAGTCGTGGCACATTACCGACACAGTGAAGGCATCGTAGCAGCCAGTAAGTTTGGTGTAGTGCTCACAAATCTTACGATACTCACGTGCGATTGTAGCGTTGGTAGCTGTCTTCCAAGTAGACGCAGACAGTGGAGTCTCTTGGTAGTTCACCAGCCAGAAAAACTCAGGCAGGGTGTTGGTGATGGTCATGACAGGGATACCCATCGGAACCAAACTACCTTCAGGCAGCGAACGGAACTCCAGCGGCAGGTAGCCAAGTTCATGCAAATCACACATCTGTTGAACAGTTGGCAACTCTCGCCCGAGATAACCTTGCAGGAATTCTGCATACTCAGCAATAACTTCAATCTGTGATTTCGAGAAGAAAGTGCGAACCCAGTTTTCGTTCAGCTCTTGTACAGCAGCCTGACCACCAACCCAAACCAACTTGCCATCGTAGAACGCTGTGCAGTTGCGGCGATGAATTTTGTCAGTACGTGGTGTCAGGTTGCTGCCCACCTGAGTGGTGCCTTTACGGTACATCTGACCGTGGCCCAGCTTGTAACCATCAGTAGCCAAGTGCATCAGGAAATTACTCATTGTGTCTCTCCTTTGTGTCTCTGTTTGTGTGGTGCCATCTTACCAGATTGGCCCTCCATGTCAACGTTTATTTTGCATCGCAGTAGACCACATCATCTGATCAATGCGATCATTGTAATTGCGGTTAGAGATGTAAAATGCAATCCAAGCCACTACCCAAGGAAAGAACAGGATGGATAGGATCAAGTGACCAATGTGATTTGTTCTTCGTTTAGTTAACATTGTTGCCTCCGCAGTAAAATTGTGGGTTCATCATTAGCGGTGCATCTGGTGGCAAGAAGCACTGTGGCTGTTGCATCACTACAGGTGTTGCTACCGCTGGTTGACGTTGTTGCATCAAGAGCTGGTTTTGCATGTCGAGCTTATCCTCGATACGCTGGTCAGTCTTAGCTTGTTCAATCTGTGCAGCAGTAGCCCCCGAGCTTGCACCGTAGTGGTGTGGAGTACTCAAGGCATTGTACAGCATCATACCGCCGACCGCACCCGCAGCACCATATAAGAAACTACTTCCACCAGAGTTATACCCACCATAACCGTAACCACCGCCATAACCCCGATTGTATCCATTATAGCCTCCGTAAGAATTGCCGTAGTAGTTGCGTTGAATCACTGTGGTGCGTGGGCTGCTGTATACCGAACGATTGGAGCTGTACCCAACAGGGCTGATAACCTTACGAACTGGAGCCTTGTAGGCTGGTGCGCTGCTCACACTCTTCTTACCAAACCAACCCGTATTAACTGTCGATGTAGGACGGCTAGACGGTACGCTTGCACTTGGACGGCTTACCGTCTGGGTTGGTGCAGGCTTGGAGAAACCAAGCGCCTTTAGGCCAGGGTTGCTGCTTGTTGAACGGCTCGGAGCGGACACCGCTGGAGCCGAGTACTGCTTTGGGGCAGAATAGCTGCTCCGAGACGAAGAGCTGTAGCTCGACCGAGAGGACGAAGAAACTCGACTTGCTGCCCCAGCCTCTACAACAATCATACCCATCATCAGGAAGCCCATAACACCAGCGATAATCTTTTTCATGTGTAATCCTCAGTATTTCAGAACAGTAAGTTTTGGGTTAAGCCCTTGCGGTAACGAGTCAGTAGTGTACACGTGATCAAACACATCTGTCAACACCTCGACACCCTTAGAGAAGATACCGTGTGTGACGGCCAACTCAAGGTACTCAACATAGCTGATGCACTTCACCAATTCTACGAATGTACGCCCGCCATCACAAATATCATCGAGTACCAGATACTTACCGTCTGGGTCGACATCACCAATTGGCGCCATCCCTGTAATCTTACCTGTCGAAAGCTCACGATGCTTCTGGAAGTACACAACCGCCTTGGCCCCAACAGCTTTTGCGAACTCTTCGGTCTTCTTAGCAGCACCAGCATCAGGGGCAATGATAGTCCACTCGCTCCAGTCGTCTTTGATGCCTTTGAACGCAGTGATCTGGTCAACTACGAAGCATCGGTCCAATGCAGCTACGAGAACGGGGCTGTGAGGGTCTACAACAGTCACTGTGGCGTAGTTCTGCGAGTTAATGAGTGTAGCCATTAACTTGGCACTCAAAGCCTCCCCAGGGTTGCATACGCGGTCCTGGCGTGCATACGGAAAGTATGGAATGTTCAGGTCAAGGCGTGCATTTGGGTAGACACGACGCAAAGCGTCTGTCGCAAGAAACATTGCCATCAACTGGTCGCTGTTTTGAATCTTAGCAACAAGATCAATGGTATCAACGTAGTTGGATTCAGTGTCCAGCCAAGAAAGAGAGCCAGTGTTGATATTCACGCCAACCTCGCCACCAGGGAAGGTCATTGTGCTGATAGAAATCCGTTGGGTGCGGAAGCCATTTACTGTGTAGTAAAGATTTTCGTTAAAATCGGTCATTGTCGACCCTCCTTTGTTTGTGTGGGGCCATTCTGTCAGGAGTGGCCCACGGTGTCAACTGATTTTCACCAGTCAATGTCAATTGTGTATTTACCCTCTTCCAGCAGACCACGCTTAACGAGGTCGTGTGCAATGGATTCAGCAGTTGGGTAAAAGTTACGATCCCACCACAAGCCTAAGCCATGATCACGATCCCAACTATCACTGGTGTCCAACGGTTGTTTCGGATCACGGGCAAGCCATGCTGCAAAGCTTACGCCCATCTCGTCACCATTTACAACCTCTGGAACGGTTTCACTGTCGTAGTCATAGACGTGCTCGGGGTTGGAAGTTGCTTGAATGTGTTCTCGGCCACGTTCTTTGCACCCGGCTTGTTGTTGGAAACTGTATGGGCGACCGTAGGTGTCAATCACCAGTTGATCCCAATCCGAAACATCAATAACACGCTCAGTACGAATATACGAAATGCTCATAAAAACTCCTTAAAGTTTAACAGAGAAACGGTTTTTCATTTTAGCCATTGTGTCTTCTGGTACACCATGAATCGAAGAATTCCCATGACGGTTTTCTACCACCAAGGTGGTTACTTTATAGCCGTGCTTAGCTGCCAGCTCAAGATAAGGCTTCAACTCCTTCTCAGTGGTGAAGGTGTTGGACACCACGATATCCATGAATAAATCCTCCATGTTTTGACGTACTTTATCCTGACACCAGTTATGAGCCTTGGCTACTCGTTCAGGCTTCCAGTCATAGACACCCTCTTCATTATAGTGGAACATGTCAGCCTCGTAGTGCCTACCAAGTAAGTTGGCAGCAAGCATTTCAGCGAAAGTGGACTTGCCAGAACCAGGCAAGCCACGAATAAGATAAAGGTTCACTTGTTCAGAGCCATGATCAGCAACTCACGTGCCATCTCTGGAGTGATCACTCCTTGCAGGACACCTTTCAACTCGCTACGCAGTCGCGACTGCTCTGTTTGTACAGCCTGAAACACAAGTGATTGCACTTTCTCTGCCAGTGCCTTATCCATAGAAGCTTCGATAGTGGTTTTGACCACGTTATCAATCGCCTTCAGCATGTTCGGGTCTTTGACAGTGTAACGTGGGTTTGCCCAGTATCCATTGTCCTTCAGCATTTCATTGACAGCACGCTTCACAGCGTCGTCAACGTTAGACTGTACAACATCAGAGCGGATGTTCTTCAACACCTCGTTCCCAATTTCCACTTGTAATTCGGCGTTATCAGCGATCAATGCTCGCAAGCCAGCAGTGTCCAAACGCATTTTGATAGTCATATTATTGAGCCTCCATTTCAAAGTATTTTTCGATTACAGCACGGCGATCACCTTCTGATGTAGCTTTCCACTTTTCTTCATCCCACCAGCGAGTGATATAATTAACGATGTCGTAGAACTCTTCATCAAGAGTTTTCAAGAACTCTTCTTTGTTGGTAAACATCTGAGTCACTTTCTTGTGGCCCATCCGCATCAAGAACTTCTTGCTCAGGTAGTGTGGAGATTTGATCTTCATGACAGTTTCACGTGTCTGAGCATCAATCACCATCCAGCCTTCGTGTTTGCATGTCTTCACTTGCTCCCACAGTTCACCGAAGGTTCCACGGAATGTCTCTGGGCGTTTAGCACCAAGGCGTTCGGCCATTGAGTCGAGGAGAGCTTCTGTTGCCATCTTACCAGTTTCCATAAGGCGAGCACCGATAAGATATGCACCAAATTCTTCTTCCACAATATGAGGGTCCGACTCATCACAAATTTCGAACAGTAGTGTGAACCCAAGTGCCAGCCCAGTGAGAAGGTTTTGTCCTTCCAGGGCTTCAATGTGCTTACGTGCCAACACAGCAAAATCAGAATCCAGGGAGCCAGTCGTAGAAACAATAAGCTCATCATTCCAGTAACGACAAGCAGCCATGAAGCCGTTGACCTTACGCGGAGCAACAATCTTTGTGTCTGGAGTCAACTCAAGGCCAGCCCCATTCTCTTTGTAGTTGAACACCTTCGTGAAGGGCCAGATCACCTTGTTACCAGCATCGTCTAGCACAAGGCCACGTGCTTCCAACAGAAGAGGGTCAGTGTTCCAAAGTGCGTCATAGAACACTTTGCGGGAGTACTTGAACACGGATAGACCGTTGTCGTAACGCTTCTGCTTTACCAGACCATCTTTGATCAATTGCTCAAACATTACTCAAACTCCTCAAAATCATTGTGAACTGTATGTGGACCCCAGTGTACTATATAACCAGCCATCTTGGGAAATCTTTCTTCAATTTCTTGCTTAGTCAAACTGGCAGGGTCGAAAATACCAACGATGCAATCCCAACCAAGCTCGACATTTGTCACAACCCAAACTTTCATGGTCATTGCTCCAGAGTAATCTTGCCGTCAAAGACACTGAATTCAGTTACAATCCATTGCTCACCATAAGCACCATCCTCAAGGGAGACACCAGGAAATTCATCACCCATTACGATACCAGTTGCCATTACTACGAATGGCGGAATGTCTTGGTGAATCATCAGTGTACCAGGCTTTACCTCTGGTAGCACCTTCATTTCTGTGTCAATTGTGATCCTAGCCATTACTCACGCTCCCCTGTGTGGTGGTCATTTACGACAAATTCTTGCTTAGCCATATGAATCTTTACTTCTGCAAGCGAGAATACCTGTCGATCAGGGTGGTTGTCAATGCCTACGTCAAGACGTTTGCCACGTGGAGGCAGCGAGCCATGACAGTGACCATGCAGATGCCATGCACCGTGGTGCGCCTTGTTCCAAGTCTCGAATGGGTAGTGACACATCACGACCTTGGTACGGTCGATTGTAATCTCCTTGTAGTGACACACTTCGATGACGTGGGCAAGATTAGCCTTCTCAATCTCCTCCCAGAGCCCATCTTGGCAATGGTTTCCTTTTATGAAGGTGATCTGCCCGTTCAGGCTTTTAATCAGCTCAATCATTGCACCAGACTTCTTGCGGCCAGCGAAGGTGAAGTCTCCAAGGTGGAATACTTGATCCATTAGACCAACGCGGGAGTTCCAACGCTTTACAATCTCAGCGTCTTGCTCCTCATAGGTCCAAGGTCGGTTGCAATATTCGATGATGTTCTTATGCCCGAAATGCAGGTCACTTGTAAACCAAATTTCACTCATTACTCTTCTCCTTTGTTAAATAGCAGCTTACCAGCCCAAATTCCAGCAGTCAGGATAGCCAACTGTTTCGGATACTTCAGCATACCCTTCTCGCCTTTTGCACGTTCTGCTGGATTTGCAGAACCAGAACTTTGGAAGCTCTGAGCCAAGTTAGCCATCGTATCACAGATTTTTACCTCGCGTGCAATAGCTGATACAATACAGCCAGCAAGGTAGTGCTCGTACTCCATACCCTTCGTCTTTGTTAGACGCTTCACAGCATCAGCGATAGCTAGGCCAAATTCATCCTGAATCTTCTTGAAGGTAATACCACAGTCTTCCATAGTGTCATGCAACCAAGCTACAGCAATATAGGTTGGCAATAGTGGATCACCAAACTTGCGGATCATGACGTTATCGACAACCTTAGACAGGTGATAGCTATAAGGATGTTCACCGTACATCTGATCACCATGAGCTTCAATTGCAAACTTCATGGCACGGGTTTCTAGATTGTTTAGGCACATGCGTACAGCTCCTTAAAATTTACAGATGAAGAAGCCCTCCTTGTGAGAGGGCTTAAGGGTTACATTCCTAGTAGTTCTTCTACAACCTTGTTGAGAGGGACTACCATCACATCAAGCGTGTTAACCATACCATGCTTGTTAATTGATAGTTTTACCTGTTTCACTAGCTTAGAAGCTCTGGCGAGTTGAACACCAATACTGCTAAAACCCCTTGCAAGGTTTACACATGTAGGCTTAACCTCATTTGAATCTTTAGGAATGTACCATTCATAAACATCGAGGTTGTGCAGCTTAGCTGCGGTATTGAAGCTCAAGTATTTGTTACCCTTGAGAGCCCTGTTCTTGGTTACAAATCGGCCAGAGCTAGCTTCATCGTCAAGCGTATAACCGAGGGCATACATAAAGTTCAGTACAGATCGTGCCTGCACCATTGTTGTATCAAGCACTACGAATTGTTCAGTCATGTCTTTCTCCTTATTCATAATCACGAATTACTACACCAGTTGGGAACTGTGGCAGTTTAGTCTTCTTGAAGCGAGACTGGTATCTTACAGTAATCATCTTACTGATGTAAAGCTCTTTGTTAGCCAGATACTCAGCCCGTTTAGCCATAGAACCCAGTGTAACAGTGAAGGTCCGGTCATTCAAGTTGTTTCTCACAACAAAGCATGAACCATCGTCCTTGGCTTCGATAACGTCTAGAATCTCAAACTCAGCATCAACAAACTCTTTATACTTCTGAAGATCAGCAGAACGCTTGCCGCTCTCGTACAAACCCTTGAAGTTTCGGAGCATCAAACCTTCATAGCCACGGTCAACAGCATCATCGTGCTTAACCTTCATGTCAGCTTCATCAGCAACCCAAACGTACTGGGTGATCTGAATGCAAGGAGACACAACTGGGATGCCAGTTAGCTCGTCAAGGTCTTTTACACGCTCTGAGAACTCTTTATCAGAGTAGATATCAAAGATGTGGAACTCCAGCTTAGGGCGAATCTCATGGATCAGGTAAGCCTCTTCTACTTCATCACAAGAAAGCTTATGCTTCTCAGCATTGTAAGGGACAGCATACCGGGCCTTCTCAGCCTTCTTTACAGCAGCATCAATCTTAGCTTGAGTATCAGTACGACCTACAGCAGAGGTAATATCTTGTAGGCATTCTCCATGCAGATAGATTTCACCATCCCAGATATCTCCATCACGCATATGGATGGATAGGGCAGCATGGATATGTGGAAGGTTATAAGTCTGCGATGTGCGAGACTCAATGGTAACAACACCATTACGTTTCTTCGCCAGGGCACGCACGCCGTCATATTTATCAGAACCGAAGCATGGATATACAACACTCTTACCACGCTTGCGGTAATCAGCAGCAAGCATAGCCAAGATGTCAAGGTTTTCAAGATCAACCTTGTTCTCACGGTAGTTTTTATCTTCTTGCTTCTTTATGCGAGCACGTGCCTCAAGATCAGCTTGCTCTCCAAGTGTACGGCCTTGTTTGCCTTCACTAATATGCTCGTTCTTGATGGTCATCTTACCACCAAGTTTTCCGTGACTGATAGTGATTTCACCAGCTTCAGATGTGGTAATAGTCCAAACCTTGAAGCCACCTTTCTTGTCAAGCCCATAAAGTGTCTTAATCATTCGTCGTCTCCCATCTCATTGATTCGTTTCCAGAGTTCACGTTCCCACTCCCCAACGTCTTCACTACTGTAGAGAACATTTACAGTGGCGCTGCTAACCCACGCAAGTTCCTCTCCCAAGTCTTTTTCAACAAGGTCAACAAAATCCTCCACACCATCTACCTGATCATAGGTAAATAGGTAGTCATCTCCAGACTCAGTTTTAAGATGTACAGAAACGATTGTCACGCTCATAGCTTTTCCACCTCCACGTTATACTTTCTTAGGTAATCAATGCCAGTTGTCAAGCGATATTCATCCCTATAAACGACGCGCCTGATCCCTGCCCTAACCAGCAACTTGGAGCACTCCAAGCAAGGTGAGAGAGTAACATACATTGTCGCCCCTTTGGTTGATAGTCCCTGCTCCAGGCATTTCCCCAACGAATTAAGTTCGGCATGTACAACCTCGGGATTCCCGTCAGGTGAGAATTCCCATTCATTAGG